CTAGGCAGAGGCGAGATTGCCCTTGCCGTTCTTCCGGCGACGCAGCTTACCCACGACACCCATACCAATAAGCGAGGTGCCAAAGATAATCAGCGAAGCAGGTTCGGGCACCGCTTGCGTAGTGACGATTGATTGGGTACGCCCAACCAACGACGCACCAGCGATCAGCGTACCGGTGGTCCCTTCCGACAGGGAGTAGGGACCGGTGCTGTCGAACACACCTGAAAAGTTCTGCGAGAACGAGTCAGGATCGACCACGGCAGCGTGCGTCAGGGTTGCAAGCAAAGTCCCCGGCAGATCAGTCGGGGTGTCCGCGCCTTGCGTGTTCGCCGCATCACCAAAGAACGTCTCAGTGACGCTGGAGCCGATACCGGATTGGAACGTCCCGGCGCCACTAGCGGTGAACGCCGTGACCGGACCCAAGAAGCTGGTCCCACTCACGGCAAGCTGAATCGAAACCGTACCCGTGTTATTGTTGATCACCTGAAACGAGGAGGTGTTCAACGAGTTTGACGGTCCGATTACCTGAGTCTGTGCTGATCCGAGGAACTGCACACCGGCGATCGTCTGATTGGCAATTTGCAACTGACCAACTGCGTTGTTGGTGTCGCAAGCTGCCTGATCTGCGCAGACGAATGAAGTACCGTTGATGTCTGCGGCGATCTGTAGTGTCGCGTTAGCCGAACCTGCCAACGCCAACCCACCCGCAAGGATGGTGCTGGCTAAGGCTAGGTTTTTGAGCTTACTCATATTTACCTCACTTTGCTAGTCTAGCTAGCAGAGCATTGCAATAGCTATGCCACTAGTGTCTTTGTTTGTTTTCAAGAGGTTAGGTGTTCGAAGGGGTGCAAAGTGTAAAGTTTAGGCGACACTTTCATTGTCGGATTTTACACTTTTTAGTGGGTTCTTTGGGCAATTATCAAAGTGCCATCGAGTTAGTACTCCTCGATTGTTCTTATGCCCACAGTGAGGGCATTCACCCATGCCCTTTGATGTAAAGAACCTCTCGTTAAAACTAATCGATCGTTCAGGTCGTTTATGTAGTGATCTAATCTCAGACGATTTTGTCATTGTACTTGATCCTTTTCACGAAGCCACGTAGTAATATGTCGCTTGATGATCTTGGGATTGATATTTGGTGGTTCATCATGTGCCAAGATGAACTTGCCAACCAGCTCAACAGGGTCCGAGTCCACTGGAGGTAATCCTGTTTCAAGCCAATTCTTGACCAGTGGGAGTATATCAGGTGCAGTTATGATTAGTTCTTTGAATACATCACTAGCTGGGATCGAGTTGGATGTGGAGGATCCAACCCTTAAAGCCCCATTGTCACCGATATAGTAGTTCTTCTCCCCATCTTTTTGATAGACTGCATAACGTTGTGATCTGGTTTGCTGTTTTGTATAACCCATCACTTCAAAGCCAGCGATATACTTTTCACGAAGTGTAGTGGGATTACGATGATTAACATGGCGACGTCGGACCGTACGACGCCTAGGAGTAGTAAATTGTAAAGGCATCATGCTTCTCCATCTTTGAATAACCAGGACCTAACTGCGCAATCCTTGGCCTCCAATAGTTTACGAAGGCAAGTGGTCTTCTCAGGGTTGTTTGGGTATGTGTCAATACCCGCTGCAAACTCCTGAAAGCTTTTGGATACAGGTTGCAGGTGCTCAGGCAGATGTTTGTACTCGAAAAACTGCATTAGGTAGTGAGGCATTGCGACCTCCTGCAAGTATCAACACAGCATTTAGGCCGGATTGGAAACACCATCCGGCCTAAATCTTAGGCTACTTGTTCTAGGTCCCCTCGAACATAACGAGGGACTGGAACAGGGCTTCCCCTAGTAAATTTTGCCGTCGCAAGACGCTCAAATTTTCGTAGAAAGGTCAGGTGTTGCTCGCTTTCCTGGGTTAGGTACCGAACAATCGGCTGACGCATTCTAGCCGGTAGCTTACCGATCCAATAGGTGTCGAAGGTTCGTTTGGAATTCTCTAGGCGGTTGTAAGTCCATAGGGAGATTCCAAGTGAATCAGCAACCTCTGTTTGCGTCAGTTCAGCGTTCATGCGCGCCTCGCGCAGTACACGACCAATGTTTCTGTCCATCATTGCACCAATCCTGTGAGGCTCACTTGCCTACGTGTTATAAATAAGCATTTTTGCGTCGATTTGCAAGAACAGAAAGTGCGGCAGACGATATCGTTTCCGTGTAACGAACAACCCCTGGTTCCTACACTGGGGCTGGAAGGAGGACGGACGATATCTTGTAGGACAAGCTGGCATTACTACCAGGCTTCATCCGCTCACCCGATGGAGATCCTCCTTCACCGTAACTAATGGAGCATGTGACTGGTTGGGCTGAGAGGACGCACCGCATGACCCAAACGTTTCTTTTGCACGTTCTTTGGTACCAACTTTAGTCCGTTAGTCCGTTCAACGATGTCCCTGGGCTCATTGGCCGGTACGACTCGATAGACCATATGGGCGCCCGCTGCCCGAAGACGTCCGCGCTCGTAGTGACGCTGTGACACCTGGTCCCAGTTCTTTTCGTACTCGGGCGGGTAAGGGCGCTGGGCCAGATAGTCCTGCCATCCACGTGCGCTGTACCCGTTGGGCCTAACCTTTGGTAGGTGATTCGCATTCGAGCTCATATGGGTTCTCCTTACTGACCCCTTAAATATAAGCGGTTTGCGATGAATTGCAAGCTTTAATTTGATCTCAGAGTGGGCAGCTTTAGCGGCATCGGCTTCAACGGGTTTCCCCTCCATCTATCCGCTTGACGACGTGCTGCCCGACGCCGGGAATTAACCCATGCCTAGGGCTTTTTTGCGGGTAGCCGTCCCGCTTCTCATCATGAGGGTTGCATCCTCACTAGCCGGGAGCTACCCCGGCTCGTCGGTAAGTCCATTTAGGTGGCCATCAGTTCACGAGCAGCAGGACCGTCCTTCCGCCGCCTGCGCCGGCGCTTCAGAAAGGACGTCTGATCCTTCTCGTTCCAGGACCGAATGAGTGCCATGTCCAGATAGTCCAGATCGAGACCAAAGTCCTCATAGCCCTGTGCGATCACGTCCAGATAGTGCTGCCCAGGAGGCTGAACACCACCGTGGCACATCTGATACACCAGGACATCGGCAACCTTACCGGTCTTGACCATCTTGACCTTGATGTAGATCTTCTCATAGAGACCTCCACCAACGCCCTCATACATGTCAAGCTCTTTTTCACACTCCCTGGTGATCTTCCAAAGACCACCGGGGCAGCTTTCCTTGCGGTCGTACTCGATATCGGCTACACCGCGAAACACCAGGCGTGAGTGGGTGAGATGAAACGAGCCCAGCTTCTTGGCCTTGGGGCATCTGCGCTTCATCGCCTCGACACAGAGATTGCTTCCATAGGCGAAATACAACATGTCGGAATCTCCTTGCTGACTCCCTATATATATAAGCGCTTTGCGATGAATTGCAAGCCCCCGCATCAAAAGATTTCGTCCTTGAGTCTGGGGTTGAGGCGATCCACACCGGGACCCTTGTGCTTGATCCACGGACCCGGCGGGTCGCCCTGACCGTCCCAAACTAACGTAGCAAGGAACGCCTCGTGGCGGAGTTCGTAGCAATATCGACTGCTATAACCGGTCTCATCCAGACCTGTGAACAGACCAGTGGTAAAGTTCATATTCATCAGGCCGATCCACCTGCCGTCCTTGAGCTGTCGAACGTTTGTGTAGCCCTCTGATAGGAGCAGCTCTTCGGTGGTCATGATCGATCCTGAATGATGTGAATGACGATGGGTGCACGCGGCATTGAGCCGAGTTGGTACCCCAATAGTCCACACGCTGCGATGAATGTGATTAGTATCACCGCAAGAATAACTTCAGACCAGTGCATGTTAATCCATTCGACAAACTTCGAACTCACCACCGGGCTGCACAATGGCAACCCATGAATGATTGTAGAAGCGGATCAACTCATTCCGAAGAATGGTCTCGGCTAGCAGTTTAACCGGTGGGTCGCCTGGGTACTGCAGGTCACCATTGGCCAGCATGGTGAACCCCTGGAAAGGGACCCACCCGCCACCGTGACCATAGGACCGATCGAACTGCTCCCGCGCGGGCATAGGATTGCCCTCGTTGAGAAACAGTGGGATGTATCCGAGCATCTCGATCGTTGCCTGTGGGTGCTTCATCGTCCAGATCATCGGTTTCTCCAGTTATTAGATCCGTGCGCCGTTGCCGTGTGGTGTTGCTGCGCAGTATTTCGCCACCGTGTAAGGTGCGCCTTGGCGCACGGCTTGGCGTCGTGCATGTGGGTCATTGGGTCATCCTGGGCCATTGCTTGACATCCGTTCTATCAGTTCATCGGCGCAGTCGAGCCAATCGGTATGCATCTCGGGGTAAGCTCCCTCTTCACCCACCTGATCCCATGGACGGCTCGTCCGCATCTCGAACATGTCGTACAAGTGTCGGGCGAGGCGCTCGCGGAACTGGCTGTTCGACAGGGCCCGATGCCAGCCTGGATTGCGGTCGAGCCATTGTTTGATGGTGGGCTGCATTGTGATTACTCCTTGTAAGTCCATTCAGTGCGTGGTTTCGGTTTCGTCAACCAGCAGGCCGATCCGAACGAGGTCGGCAACGAAATCTTCTGCGCTGCCGCACCGCACCCGCTTGCCCGTTTGTAGCAAGACTCTGCCTTGGGTCTCTTTCATAAACTTGCGATCGTTATCTGATTGCGTGAAAGAAATCTTGTGCAGTTCTTTCACAATACCCTCTGGGGTCGTTGCCCCCAGAGGTTGTCCATCATTGGTCCGGTACATAGCTGCTTATCTCCTCTCGGTGATGACACGATTGAGTTGAGCTACCCGCGCCTGCAGGAAAGCCAACTCGTTCGCAGGGATATTAACCGTATTTGCAAAATTCTGCAAGGAATCATCTCCCTCGGGCTGCAAACCTTTCACGGCCGCGTCGTAGATGCGCAAGCAAACCCGTACCCAATGCTCTGCTTTGTCGGCATCGACCGTGCCCTGGTGCTGCCTGAACTCGACCGTTGTGTGTCGCCAGAAGGCTGCGAGATTAACCTTGAGGAACCGCTCAAGTCTATTCTCCATTTGTGCGGGATAGCTTGGCATGATGTTTAACAAGCTACCCGCATATGCCAGCGCCAGCTCGTCTATATTGGTGGCGGCTGCAATTAGAAGCGACCTGGCACCATCTTCCACCCGCGCTTTGGTCGAGCGGCAATAACTATTGTTATTTGCACGGCGCGTCTGGGAAGTGATAGAGTCAATTGCGCCTTCATAGTGACCATAAAGCTTGATCAGATTGCGGAAGAAGTTAACATCTCGGCCTTCTGCGCCGATATGCACGTGAAAGCCTGCCTGGCGGCGAACTGTGCAGCCCTTTTCTTCCAGAAACTTCATCATCTTACGCATCTGCTGGATGCCCTCGCTGCCTTGCAGCACTGGGGACACCACTTCAATGCCATTTCTACGATCACCAAGCGAACCGTCCTGCGTGATCTTCCACACATTAGGCCGGACGGGATCACGATAATAACCAATCACTGCTTGAAAGCCTGCGCTGATCATGTCAGCCATAAGGCTGCGTTGACCCATATTCCGGGGCATGTAGCATTCGATCTCAACGCCGAATGTGTAATCGGTGAGGTCGGCGTCAAGCGCGGTGCTGAGTGCCACAATTGCTGTGCTGGTGTGAGGCGCCCGTGGACCGCGAGGCGTCACTGTGCCTTCGGTCAACAGCACTTCCGGGAGCTGCTCCAGCAGGCTGGGCATCGGTAAGCGTTCAATCAGCCAGGTCCGATTTGTGTTTATCACCCGCTGGCGCAAGGCCAGCAAGCGAACGGCCCGCCACCGAACTGAGGTCCAATTGTTGGTCCACTGATTGGTGTTCCACTGGGACACGCCACTCAGATGATGGCGTACCTGTGTTGCGATGGTCCGATACTCATTGTGGATCTGCTCGTCCCACCAGGCCGGACCTTGGCCATTGATTGTGGGGGGTAGATTAATGCGAGGCATGAGCTTGTCTCCGTTCTGACAAAGCTATATATAAGCTTTTTGCAGCACATTGCAAGCTATCATGCAAAATGATTTGAATTCTTTTATTGAGCGTTGTCAAAGGCTTACGATGGGTTTATGGACGAATTTCGGGCGACTGTACGGCACCGGAAGTGGGGGTTTCGGACCCTTCGAGTACATAGCAGTGGGATACGAATACCGCGCTCCACGAGCCTTGAGGCCGGCCTTTGTGAAACGACCCTTGAATGGACTTACGCGGCCGAAAACGTAACGAATCACTAGGACGGTGAGGCCGATCACGTTCAGACCGACCCACACCGCCAGAACTATTCCAGCGGTTAGCACCCCTAACCCCCCACCCTTGAATTGAACCCAAAAAGTAGCAGCGTATTGCAATGCGGTGCAATAGCTAATTTCGCAGGTCAGGTATGCAAGTTTGCATATTGCAATGCGGTGCAATATCGCTTACATTTCCTGAGTCAGATGGAGAATTTTTATGAAGCTCTGGATTTTGACTTTCGCCCTTGACGACGACCACTTCGTTGGGACTTTCTCCACCGAGGAGAAGGCGCAGGCAGCATCAGCTGCCTTTTCCAAGGATGCCGAGCAGGCAACGATGTGGATATCGATTGTCCCGGTCGAACTTGATAACGACGATCTGGTCGATATTGAATTGTGCGGTACGGGCGACTAGACATGAGTTACCTCGTTGGACGACTGATCAACGAATACCAGATTCACGCATTCTACTACTGCCAGACCCTGGAAGAAGCAAAGTCTGTCTGTGCAGTTGAATGGGTTGGTCAACACAATATCTGGAGCGGCAAGGATTATGATGACGATACGATATACGTCATCATAAAGCGGACTCCAAATTAAATCTCGTCTGAATGCTTATTTCCTTTTGCAGTTTTGTGCAAAGCCTATAAGCTTGCAATATGCCCGTCAGCAAGCAAACACCGCTAACAGCTCAAGCGACTCACGAGCATAATTTTGAGCAGTCTTACGCTGACTGGGAAGCCTCGGTGTTTGATAGGGCTGCTTACTTTGCAGTGATCGAGCTGCGCTATGGTGGGCGTGGCCAGCAAAGATACACAAAGTGGACGGTTCTCCCCTGGGCACTGCGCTATGCGCGGGAACATGTGGAGACCGGTCCCTGTGTGTATGCCGTAGTAGAGTCTGGAAGGTTTACAGTTCTCGACCGCGAAAAGTGGGATGATTGGGAAACACGTTGGCGTCGGTCTAGAGAACACATCAAAGCCTGACTGAATGGAGTTATTCCCTTACCAGCGGAAGGGGGTAACTTTTCTAGAACGCAGAAAAGGTCGCGCTCTAATTGCCGACGAGATGGGACTGGGAAAGACAGTCCAAGTATTAGGTTGGTTGCAGCATCGACGGTCGTATAGACCTACAATCATAATCTGTCCTACGTCTGTCAGATTACACTGGCAATCACTTATTCGCTTAATGTTGCACGAAGAGTGTTATCTGCCTTATTCTCAAACGGCTGCGGGTATAGGGTATGAAAATCAATCTTTCATTATCATTCATTACAGTATTGTACCTTTCTGGGTTGACTGGTTAAGAGCTCTAAAACCAAAGGTTATCGTGGTGGATGAAGCTCAGGCTATAAAGACCAACAATACAAAACGCACCAACGCTGTAAAGGCTTTGGCTCGTAAAGTCCCGCATGTTATTGGCTTGACTGGTACTCCGATCGTTAATCGACCAAGCGAAGCATTCAACATTTTGCAGATAATTGATCGCAAAACCTTTCCCAATCAACGAAAGTATGCTGAGCGATATTGTGATCGTAAGCTGACATACTGGGGTTGGGATGAGTCTGGTGCAATCAACATTCCTGAACTCCATGAGCTCTTATCTTCGGTTATGTTGCGCAGGCGCAAGGTGGATGTATTAAAGAGTCTACCACCAAAGATACGCAGCTTCGTCCCACTTGAGTTGACCAATCGTAAGGAATACACCGCAGCTGAAAAGGACTTTATTGGCTATGTAAGGGAAACAGAGGGTAAGGAGGCAGCGAAAAAAGCAAACAAGGCTGCGGCACTTACAAAGGTTACTTTTCTGCGTTTGTTAGCAGCTCGAGGTAAACTAGAACAGGCAATTGATTGGATTGCTAATACAATAGAGGAACAGAAGCTAGTTGTTTTTGCAGTCCATCGTGAAATTCTTGACCCTGTTTTTAACGCATTTCGTAAAGTTGCTGTACGAGTTGATGGTAGTGTAAATGAAGCCGAGCGTGGTCGTGCTATTGATCGGTTTCAGAAGGATCCAAAGTGCAGGTTATTCGTTGGACAAACACAAGCAGCAGGTACCGGAATAACACTGACCGCAGCGAGTAATGTTGCATTTCTGGAACTGCCGTGGACTCCGGGGGACTTGTTGCAATGTGAAGATAGGTGTCATAGGATTGGTCAGGTCAATTCAGTGACAATACATTATCTTCTAGCAGCAAACACAATAGATGAAAAGATGGCGGATCTGATAGACAGGAAGCGTAGAATTTTAGACTCCGTGCATGATGGGGAAACCTTCCCATCAATCTTAGCTGAGTTGTTAAACCATTACAATAAACGGGGGTAACTATGGAAGTAGCGATACCAACTAAGCTAGCGATTAAGTTCGCATACAGCACAGGTATTGAGGTCGGATACCTGTTTTCCGAAGCGGTGGAAGCCTATTGGAAGGCCACAATTGATCCCAAATATGACCCGCGCAAAGCATCTTTCAAGACTTACGCCACCACCTGTGTCTATCGTCATCTCTGCAGTGTGATTGCGGAGTACAAGCGTAAGTATCCTGACTATGATCAGATTAGCGAAGACATGGTTAGTCAGGAACCTAGCCCCGAGGATGTTTACTATTTCAAGGAGATAGTGAGTCAGTTACCGGATGATGGTAAGTATGTGATCCATTTGGTGTTGGAAGTGCTGGATGGTATTCCTGCTTATCGGGCCCGTGCGGCAATTCGTAAAATGCTAAAGGGACAGTGGGCCTCTGTTCGGATTGACACAGCATTTCACTCTGTTAGCCTGATGCTGAAAGAGGCGTAGTTGGACATCCTTGAAATCTACCGTAGGCATGGTGTGCACTATCAGACGGAAGGTGATAGGCATACCACGCGCGGGTGGGTCAATTGTCGCTGCCCGTTCTGCACGGGCAGCCCCGGCCTGCATTTAGGCTTTAACTTACAACACAAGTTCTTTAGATGCTGGCGCTGCGGTTGGCACAGCACCGTTGATACATTGATTGAATTATGCCGCGTCTCATCCGAACAAGCTCGTCAACTGTACTATGAGCTTGGTGCCTCCGGTGGACCTTTTGTCCCGCGAGTGGACAAGACATCAAGGCTAATCAATCTATCTCGGTACAAGCGGCCTACAGATGTTGGCCCCTTACGTCCTTCTCACAAGCGATACTTGGCTGGTAGAGGCTTTGATCCTGAGAAGATTGAAGCAGAATGGCATGTATGCAGCACGGGACCTTTAGCCTATCTTGACAATATCGACTACCGGTACAGGCTGTTCATTCCTATCGTGTGGAATGATAGAGAAGTGTCCTTTCAATGCAGAGATGTCACAGGCAAGTCAGACATCAAGTACCGAGCTTGCCCACTGGATCGCGAGGCTATGCACCACAAGAATATCTTGTATGGCAGGCCGGATTGCTGGGGTTCCAGGGTCGGTATAGCGGTGGAGGGTGTCACGGATGTCTGGAGGCTGGGTGCTCAAGCCTTTGCCGTGCTTGGCATTGAGTACAAAATAGAGCAAGTGGTCCTAATCAAGAAGTTTTTTGATCGGATTGCCATTGTATTTGATGGGGATAGGCAAGCGCAGAGGCAGGCAAGAGAGCTGGGCTCTAGGCTGGATGCTATGGGAGTCGACACCTTTATTTACAAGCTTGATAAAGGCGTCGATCCCGGTAGCATGTCAGATGATGATGCGAAGCATCTAGTTAAGACGCTTCAAACTCCGCGGTAAGCACCTCTCGAGGCAGGGATGCAAGTCGTGCATCACGCATAAGGTCCAACTATCGTCGCTGTGAGTTGTATTAATTCACTATACAACGTTTGTTTTGGATCCATTTATGTTACTCTTAAGTTATACTTAAGAAATCTTTTGACCAAAGTTGTTGACTTTATTCTACGTCGAGTTAATGCAGAAAGCATCATCATAGTTACTCCAACTATCACTATTGAAACTTTGTCGTTCATATCTCCCACAATGAAAATTGGTTGTAGAATTAATGTCATCAAAACTCCAGTACAAAATGTAACAAGAGAATTCTGACCTAAAAGAATGACTGGCTTGGAAACAGTCCATCTTAAGAATTCACTCTCTCGACTGACAAAGCTATTAATAACAATCACCACTGCTAGAAAATTAGCTAGTCGGACTGGTGCTAGAAATTCTTTACTTTGAAATAGTCTCCATGGCAAACCACCAGGAAAGATGAGTTCATTTACCGATGGTATGCTAAAAATTGCGCATCCTATAACAATAGTCCAAGCTCCAATAGTTATCCAATTCCATTTATTAACTATATAAATTTCTCTGTTCTTAATCGGAATAAACTCTGGAATTAGAATTCTTCTTCTATGAGTTTGAAGATGTCGAATTGATGCACCTATGACAAATAGGAATTGCCATGACAAAGGATTTACCCAATGAGCACTGTTAAAATATGGAATATCCCACAATATAATTAAAGTCGAAAAGTAAATTGAAAAGGAAACTAGTAACGTTACCAACACATTCTTCCTAAGAGCATATAGAATAATCGGAAGAATTGCTAGGAGCATCATATATACTGGCAAAACTCCTAGAAATGGTACCTTAAACTTAAAAGAAACTAGCGCATCGATAGCTTGCTGAAAGACAGTATCAATTGAGATATAAGGAGATGACTCACCAGAAATTACTACATACAAAAAGTAGAATAAGAAAATCAGAAAGTTGGCTATGTATAGCTTACCAACTCGTTTGTAAATTTTAGTAGCTGTTGGTCGTATTCCATAGTTATTCAACATACTTCCATAGACCAAATAAGAAATGTATCCTGAGATACAAATGAAAACCTCCGATGCATCGAAGAAAGTGAAATAGCGAAGGAGTAGCGGTGATCCATGAACATGATCATAAAAGATCAAAATGAGAGCGATTCCTCGAAAGAAATCTACTCTGGGATCACGAGAGCTAAGGTAGTCAGCCGGCATCATTACACCGGTGGTACCGCGCCGATTCTCTTCAATCGGCAAAGTGTCGATATGACTTCCCTTCTGAAAATCAGCGCGTGGTTTTGGGAGACGGGACAATCTATGCTCCCAACGATACATCATTTCGGCGTAATCCATAACAGTTCCTTTCATCTCATAAACCAACGACTAATCACTTGCTTCACTCCTTTCATTGGGGAACCCCACCTTTGCCTTACTTCTTTGGCTTGTTTTTGTACTGTTATCTTTAATGGTGGATTGTGTCTTTTATGTAGTTCTTCAATTACAGCAGTGATGTCTCCTAACTTTCCATCAAAACCTACCTCAAGAACAGCTAGTGACGCAATCGAATAGGCTTCAAGCAGACGTGGTACCCATTGTGTTCTCCGCTTTAGATCCATTGGAAGGATCTTTTTCCCCACATTATTTTCAAGATTCACCCAGTTTATTGCCCGGATTTTCAGCGTTTCCATAGTTAGAAGAGCATCATTCGGATAACCAAGTATTTTAATTTCATGTATCTTATTCCAAAACATCTGTTTATATTCATTAATCAAGCCCATTTCAAAGGTATAGCGCATGGCTCGGTGAAGTTTTTGATTACCTCGCTGTCCATGTTCCAAGTGGGTTAGTATGTGAAACCATGCGTCCTCAAACGGATCTCTACTGGGCTTCAGTCTAGGACGACGATACTTGGTGATGGATGAAGGTGTAACTTCCACCACTTCCTTAACTTTGGGTAACGGTGCGGGTGGAGGCAACACAGGAGGAGTTAATAACTTAGGTGGTGCTTCCGGGTATACCTTGGGTGCACGTTTGCGCCTGGCCGCACCCGCGCGAGGTAGAGTAGATTTCTCAGGTGGAGCCTGAATTATCTCTGGTGGGATTGGTGGTACCTGCGCAGCATATGTCGCCGCTTCTGCTTCCCGACATCCGTTAATAAGTGCTGCAACCTTATCCAAATTAACCCCATTACCATTGGATTGCGGATTAGTTACAGAGACTTCGTTATTACAGGTAGGACATGTATAAGCAGGTTTTTGATTGGAAGATGGCCAATGGGATAGATAACGTTTATTCCCACAATCTACACAAGCAGTCGTATCAGGCTTAAGCCGAATAAAATCAGAACGTTGCAGACGGGGAATATTTCCCCGACTGTTTTTTCCCTGATCATCTTGACGCTCAATGAGTGGGCGGACATATGATATAAATAACCGCCATCGGGCAGTATGCAAACCTACATCAATCGGTGAATCTCCTCTGCCATTAATCCGGGAGGATCGGCGGAGGGCTAGATGGGGTGGAATTGATTCTTCCACCCCAGCAAAGAGCCCTCCTAACCGAACCCAAGACTCTGGGTTCGCCGCTAGATTAGCGACGGTTTGTTGTCGCCAGGTTAGCATATCGGCGAGGCAGCCTGTGCTAACCCTGAGGATGCGGAACCACCCTGCATCCGAATGATCCTCTCGAGTTCGGCTTGCACCTTGTTGAGATGATCCTTCAAATCCAGAATCGCATTAAGGGAATCACGGGGATTTACCAATGCGGATAGATGCAGATGCTCAACTCCCTTGCTGGCCTGCCTGCTCAATCCACGGCAACCACCAATAAACTTTGTTCCCATAGTGGAGGAGGTCTTACCAACCCGGGACTTGATGCGACGCTGCTCTTCCTCGGCCTGATCGTGATACTTCTTAACCACGGCCATCTCAGCATCCTGTCCCTTGGTCTTTACGGCATTGACATCACGAACCATATTCTCAACCGTTCTGCCCGTGACGGAGTAGTAATGGGGCAGTTCGGCCGCCTTCTGATAGACGATATCTGAGCCGATTTTATTGAGAGCAATGATTGTGTTCTGGGGTTGATTGCCATTATCGAAGTCGAACCCCAGCTTCGATGCACGCTTAATCCCCTGATACTCATTCCAAGCACTCAATGCTGTGGCGGCGGGAATGTGGAACATCTTCGCCAGCTCAGGAATGGTAGTATTGGGAAACTTTTCGTGCATCGAGAAGATATGATGCGTGACATCTTGCCTGGTATCACGCTTGCCTTCGATACCGTTAAGCAAGCGCAGCAACAGCTCCTGACGATACTGATCAGGCTCAGTCACGATATAAGCATCATGCCAGTCGAGTTTGCAGTCCTTGGTCGCCTTAATCCGGTGCATTCCTGTACCGACAAGGTATTTGGCTTGATCGACTGCAAAGACAACAATCGCCGGAAATGGAGCGCCCTCAAGCATGGCTAGGCCATACTCGTTGACGAGCAAATCATCAATTTTTCGCCTTAGACGAGCTGGATTTTCCTCACTCGCCTTGAGATCAATATCGCTGAATAGCAGTTTCTCCACATAGCGAAACTTGTAGTTACCCTGCTTAAATAGGGCTTCAGTTCCTGCGTGTTTTGTCATAATCCTTTCCTTTCAATGTACGTCAGCAGTTAGTATATATATGCTCGCGCAACACATTGCAAGCTATTTTTGCGACGGCTTGCAATTCATTCATTCTTCCTCTATTAGTCCAGCTTCTCGTAATGCAGTTATATACGATTCGAGGTATGGAATCATTAGTTTCAACCGATTGACTAATTCGGTTGCAGATCGACCAAAATCAATCTGTTCACCATTATCCGCCTCCCGACGTATATTATGTAAAAGTGCTTCTTGTATGGCAGTTACAAGTTTTCCAGGACTGTAATGTCGCGAATTCATAAAGTTTGAGATACTCAGTAGTCGGTCATCAATTAGTACCTTATCTCGAAGTAAGTTTGTAATTCTGGTGGGGTGTAGATGGACTCTACCATATTGTTGGGTAAAGGCTAGATGGTCCTGAATTGGTGCGTCTATTGGTGGACGTTCAACTTCACCCGGTTGTGTCCATGGTGTTAGGGTCATTGGTGGTATAACAATAGGTGTTCGCCTAACTGGTGCTTGGCGAACAGGTGTTTGTCTGGTTAATGGTGGGGTGGTAGATCTTTGGGGTCGATTTTGTCTTAATTCCTTTATTTTGGCTGTTTGTTGAGTTTTGGTCATTCCTATGAAACGGTGTTGTTCAGGAATAGGTAGATCTCGAGCGATGAACACAATTGAACCAATTGCAAATTCTTTTCGATCCATAAGCTCTATTATTTCTGGAATACCTTTCTCAACGACAGTCACTGCTTCATATGCTGTGCTTCTATTACTAAGACCAACTCGTTTTGCTGCATCATCTGGACTTAGAAAAGCAACTCCAGTATACTGCAGTTGCTCTTGACGGTGGTCCCCACCATGCGGTCTCACAATCTTCTTGAACCAACCGGCTCGTTCACTGATCTTGTAACCGTCTCGCATTTCGTTCTCGTCTATTTCAGGTATTATGATTTCATCGATGTTTATACTTGTCATTGTTCTATCTCATAAAAGAGGAAGGCGGACGGCTGTTGCCGCCCGCCCCCTTTGATCAGTTTCTTATTGTGCTGCTTCGGCCAGTTCTGCAGGTTCGATAAAGCGCGGGAAACGCTCATCGGTGCGCAGAAAGAGACCATTGCGACCAATTCCCTTATCCTGTTTAAACAGATTGAATGCCTTGATCAGCAGAGCGAGACGTGGACCATACTTAAGATCCATGTCGTTCTCCTGAGTAGACAACAACTTGTTACGCAGGTGCAGGATGGGATCATGTTCGTCAAGATTTGCTCCGGAACCCAGAGGACGGAAGAAATCCTCAAGCACATCGTTCCCGTAAAGCGTCAAGATCTTCGAAGCACTAAAGATCGCCGCCGGTTTGTTACCGATGACTTTGACTGCCGTAGGGTAGTTGGCCGAAACGTGATGTGCAGCGGCTCCCACCTCAGGATGCTGGCGACTATAATTCAGCACTTCAATATTAGTGAAGGGCCGAATGACAGGTTGCTTGTTGGTAACGACCAGTGCATTATGGTCGTATCGCCAAGCCAGCTTAATCGCACCCGCGACCGAAGCCGCCATGCCGTTTGCACCAGCTGTGTACAAGGCATCTGCCGCGTTCCTCGGCTTAGAATCGTCAATGAACGCAAACAGAGAGTCATGCACTGGTATATCACACACCACGTAAGTTTCGAATGTGACACCTGACATGTAGCAAGCCCATAGCCGATGCTGTGCATCCCACACTTGGCCATCAGTTGTGATCAAAATTGCCTGACCAGTCTTGATCCACATGTCCGCAATCATGCAAGCGGCATACTTACGGATAGCTGAAAGTGAAAGCTTCCGATTTACCTTGTTACGCCGAAGGAGCTTCTCGGCGATTTCTGGTGTGATTGTGCACCAACCAGTGGTAACAGGAAGTTCGGTGGGAGGAAGTTGTGTAGCTGACCATTCATCGAACCTAGTGACCAACTCCTGAAAAGCTAGTGCACTACAAGTATCAAGGTCGATGGTGACAGCTGGACTCCAAGTGGTATTAGGTTCTGGCATTTTTACCCTTTCTTCTGTGCGGACGACAAATTGTCTGTTGCACGCGCTTAATGTAGCGGAGTTCAAATTCGATTGCAAGATAAAAATTTTGCGTGTACTGCAATTGCAGATTATTGCATAACAGCTATGCAAAAACGCTTCAATCAACGCATTTTCTGCTTGCAATGAATTGCAAAATATGCTAGGCTCATAATGCAGCAGGTTGCTGCGACCGTGTGCACAACGGGGTTCAATAACAGGGCAATCGCTCTGCCAACTATCTGGGTAGGAATGGCGAACCAGCAGCGACTTGTTGTACTATCTTTGGAAAGGACAGCATCGTGGTATCAGCAAAAACATTACAAGAGATTGCAAAGGTCATCTTAAGGCATGTTACACCTGAAGTGGCTGATGCGATATGCCAAGACCTGATGAAGGTTCAGGGAAACAAGAGTTATACAGATACAGTTCATCATCTGGGAATTCTGCTTCAAAGGATCACCCTAATCTAGCCTTGAATTGAGTCTTGATTTCAGGCCTTTCTAAGTCAAGACTCAATTAGCCTTTTCACTAATTCATAAAGTGATAAATAACTAAATTAACCTTTAGGTTAATGATGCGCGCGACCGTGCGTGCGCAGGCGTGCGTCATGCGCGCATATATACGCGTACGCGCGCAAGACGATGTAAGAGTCAAGAAATTTTTGGTGCTGGCTCAAATCAGGTATTGCTTTTCGTCGCAAGATCAGTTATATATATCTTTGGAGGTGTAGTACCTCCCAGGCCGGTTTTGATGCGTTCCGGCAACCCATCAATAAACGCACGCGGGCCAGGAGGCCCTATTAAATGCCTGATGGTAACTTCAAACCACCCGCTCCACCCCTTCCAGCGACTATTGCTGATTGGGATGCAGCACGAGTCAATCGCAATTTGCCGAGGAGTCTCAATGATATTGTTGAAGAGATTCATCGTCGGCTAGTTGTCGATGATTCAGAGACTGGTCGTGATTATCGTAAGTATCTGTTTGCTATTTGGCCAAGCGAAGCGATCGAAGGTGCGATCGTTTATGACGACGCCAAGGCAGCGATGATCATCCAGCAATTTGCGCAGGATGTTGGCATTGAAATTCCTGCGAGTAGCAACAAGATCGACCCGATCGTAAAGTCGCTGCACGTAACGCTAAGTCGTTATGAGCAGTCGAGAAAGCAACGTCGGGATGTGGTCCAAGGCATTCCTGTTACTCGTCGTCGTGGTCGTCCGCGTCGTAATCAGACCGACGATAACAACAACAACGAGTAGGTATCTTGGGTGAGGGGGATCAGCCCCCCTCACTTTTTATAAGGATGTAACAATGCCTGAGGATAATGTCTTTCCAATGCCAACACCGTTAGATCGACTAGCTGCCTTAATCCCACGAGATCTTGAGCGGCAGAAACTTGGCCGTCAAGAATGGATTGAAGGGTCATTCAATCTTTGTATCCACCTCGCTGAAGCTAAGGCACTTCATCCAGCGACTGTTGAATTCAGTCAGTGGTGTACTGATAACGGTTTTGGTGAGACCGTTATTAGTTCTGATAAAAGAGCCGCCGCTATTAAAATGGGTCAGCAACCTGAGGCTTTACGTGTAGCATTAGAAATAACAAAACGTAGTTCGTTAGAAACAATCTACGATAACGACTTTAGAAGCTCGACTTCGGAACGTTCCGAAGTCGATAGCCGCGCGGATAGCTCAAACGAACCAACACCAACACCAACACCAACACCAACACCAACACCAACACCAACACCAACACCAACACCAACACCAACTAATACAACTACATCAAGACCAACACCAACACCAACTAATACAACTACATCAAGACCAAGAACGGAGAGACCAGTGCAAGAGCCACCTCGTGATAGGGTAGACGAGGTTCTTCGTCGACTGGATGCAGGAGAACCAGTCACTAGGGTTGTAATTGCTGAAGTGTTTAATTGTGGTGAAACCGCAGCATCAAATGCAATCCTTGTAGCGCAAGTGGAACGTCGGATTAGACAGGAACCCACTCCAGTTGCTGTTACTGAGATGCCGGAGAATATGCGACAACGTTACGAAGCCGCAGTTCGAAAGGCAAGGCGGGAGTTGAAAGTAGAAATCACTGCTGAAGTAAGAGCAGAAGTTCATGCTAATTACGATGTAATGATTTCGGGTGTGAGGAGACGACTTGAGCGGGCAGATCGACTTATTGCGCGTGATCGTGGTCTTATGCTTCGTCAGGATTATCGAAAACTTCTCGCTGCCTTGCATGTGGATCATAATACGTATGAACATGCGCGCGAGATGTTTGAACTAGTAAAACGGCTAGAAGATGTTCTGGTAAAACCAGATGATCCACCTAGCCTAACTTTACCAACCAGTGCTGCGGGTCTTGCCGAATGGGCTAGACAACATAGAAGCAACTAGCGAATGTAAGCCTTTAATTCTTAAAGGCTAAAAAGGCCCCGCCTTCGGGCGGGGCTTTTTTATGTCTGATTTAATAATTCTAGATTGAATAGCCGTATATTAGCTAGGCGGAGGGAAGCCTAGTGATCGTTAAGCATGTCGAAATTAAACCAAAACAAGTAATCAGGAAATTTGAGTTTGAGCGGACTGAACGCTTTGTTCGGAATGCTGATAAGTGGTATCGTATTGTAGCTGAAATGCTGGCTGAGATTAGACTTGATCGCGCGCATATGCGGACCAGTGATCAACAGATTGTCAATTGGGTTAAGCAGATTAAGAGGTTTTCAAAGCAGTTAGCTGGTGGGGAACCTCCTATAGTCAGACTCTACACTCTGATTAAGTGGTACAAAGATCATTATGACGATGATGAGTACATCCCTAGGGTTGAGTCTGCTACATCATTAGTCAGCAAGTTTGAGAGGCTTGAAGCTGCGATGATTCGTAGGGTCAAGTTAAAGACGGCTAACGGACATGATTTGTCAATCAAACAGGTGTTGCAGCAGAACGGTATTACACATCCTCGCATTGTTGATACAATCGAGAGGGATCTAGTTATTCCAGCCCGAAGGCTTCATCTGTCAGATATGACTAATGATGCGGTATTGACCGATAAGATTGTTGGACTGTATAACGAGATCCAGAATGAACGAGCAACGGTAAGACTCTCCCCTGCCGTTAAGCTGAACATTGGTGGCCCATTGGAAGTTATGCGCAGGTATATTAGTTGGCTAGCTGAAAAGGATTGGGATGCCAGTAGTAGAGTATTGAAATCAGACAGTCCAGCCTTTAACCAGTTTAGGCGGGATTTTCGTAATATGGAGGGTAATGACCCAGTAAACGGTAAGGAAAGGGTCTATGAATGAGGAAGAAGATTATGTCACCTAGTCGTGGGTTTTACAAGAGAGAAGACCGGGTATTCTGTCGATGTGAATTGTGTCGCTTGCGTTTCGGTCGCTTGCTTTACCGAAGAAACTCTAGTGGTCCGGCTTTGGGTATGGGTCGAGACGGTTGGAGTGAGTACAAACATGCCTATCCTGTATCAAGATGGGGTGGGCATCGAACTCGCTTTCCTCCCAAGGAAAGGGTTTATGAATGAGTTATCCTGTTGCTTATGCTTTTATCTTTTACTTTGTAATGGGTGGTTTCTTTGCAAGTGGTGTTTACCGGGGAATGCGTAAGAACCCTCGCTATACTAGACGTGTGATTGTGTGGGTCACCGTTGTTATGGTTGTCTTTATTTGGCCTTATGGTATCTACCTTTTGTTGAAGGAAAGCGGGTATGTCTGAAAGTAGGTGGGGCGACCGATGACTGAGCTGATCGGCAGCTCGACATATTCCGGCGACGCTTGCCCGTCCTGCGGCTATCGCTACGGCCATGTTGAGCAAGACCACAAACCGGTGATTACGGTCTACTACTCTGATCGTGCCGACCTCGCCATCGTCGGGTTTCGCTGCCCGCAATGTAACTACGAGTACATGCCCAAGAGATGTTGTCCTGAAACAATTGTAAGGCGGAAGGATAATTAGATGTCTGAATTTATTGAGCGTAGGATAGTAACCGGACTGATCGTAAGCAATGAATTTGCTCGAAAGATAGTCGCCTATTGGCGAGATGACTTGCTGGTCGCACCGGAATTACAGAAACTGGCTCGTTGGTGTGTAGACTTTTATGAGCAATACCACAAGGTACCCGATCGTGATATTGAAATGATCTTTTTTGATCACCTGCGCTCCAATCGGATATCGAAACCAGAAGGTGAGTTGATTGAACAGATTCTGACTCGTATCAGCGATGATTACGAGCGTGGTGATCAATACAATGCAGGGTATCTGTTTGACCGAGCAGTCGCCTATTTCCGCTCCAGGGAACAGGAAAACCTAAAGGAACAACTGGAAGATCTGACAGATAGGGGAGAAGTAGAGAGGGCAGATGATCTGCTTAGGTCCTACACTCCAACCAGTTACATTACTTCACTTGGGTTGGAAGTTGGTAGTGAAGAAGGTTACCGAGCAATTGAAGAAGCCTTTTCAATTGTCTCTCAACCTGTAGTAAAGTATCCCGGTGCCTTTGGTCGGATGGTCAATCCACATATGATTAGGGGTGGATTTGTTGCATTCTTGGCACCAGAAAAGCGTGGTAAGACTTGGTTGATGATGGATATTGCGTTTAGGGGATTACGACAAAAGGCAAATGTGGCATTCTTTCAAGCGGGTGACTTAACCCAGTCTCAGATGCTGCGCAGAACTTGTATTTATATGTCGCGGAGATCAGATCAGGAAGAGTATTGTAAATCTTACTATCGTCCGGTGGGGGATTGTGTAAAGAATCAATTCAATACTTGTCATAGATCGGATCGTAATTGTAACTTTGGTATTCACGATGAAGAGATAGATTCCTTTGATGAAGATCCTCGCGAGTTTGAGAATTATGATAAACTGAGCGACTTGGCAAAACGTAATTCTAAGTATCAACCTTGTGACAGTGCGACCTGTAATGAAAGGAGGGGAACTGTATGGTTGAAAAAGGAGCCTGCGCGTCAACCTTTAACGGCAAAACTTGCGGTAGAGTCTGCCCGTGGGTTCTTTGATAGGTATAAACGTCGATTCAAAGTAATGACTGTTCCCTCGGATTCGCTTAGTGCTGATGATCTGCGCGGAGCATTGGATGAATGGGAGCACAAGGATGATTTTGTCCCTGACATTATTGTGGTGGATTATGCAGACCTGATGACGGCAAGAGTAGCTGAGTTCCGTCACAGGATAGATGCTGTCTGGAAGGGCTTGCGCGCGATCAGTCAGGAGAGACACTCTCTGGTGGTCACAGCAACTCAAGCGGATGCGAGAAGTTATGCCCAGAACACGTTAAATCTGTCTAACTTCTCAGAGGACAAGCGTAAGTACGCCCACGTTACGGCAATGTATGGGCTGAATCAAGACCCTAAGGGTCGCGAAAAGATGCTGGGTATTATGCGCATCAACGAACTAGTCGTTCGGGAGGGCATCTTTAATGCCAATAATGACGTGATTATCTTACAGGATTTGCGGTCAGGGCGACCGTTTCTTGAGTCCTACGATAAGCTGAGCCATCACATGAGAGGACCCGCCGAAGCGGGTCCTGATTGTTAGCGTTTCTTTAGTGGATCGTATTGAGATCGACACCCTTACGATCAAGCCAACCAACAATATCTTGGCAAGCTCTGAGTGCACGATCAAGTGTCTTGAGGCTGTACACTTCACCGTTGCTCTTCCTGATCTCCTCTTGAAGATCCCCGAGATTGATGTCGCGATTTAGTAGATAGTGCGGCATAATCTTGGCATAGCGACCATCGGGTTCCTTGGGCAGCTTCGGTTCTGGTTCCTTAACCAGTCCGAGACGCTGTTCAAGGATTTTAAGACGTGACTCAATCGATACCATCATGAGGAGGTCTTTTTCGTCTTTTTTGAGCATAGCATTTCCATAGGTTTGGGTGATCCAATGAGCGGAAAATTCCCGCCCGGCTGGGTTAAGTGTCGTATGTGAATTCCCATCCTCATGATAAGGTACATATAAGCATTTTGCGGCACATTGCAATAGCTGGTGTGGTAAAAAAATTGCTCAAAGTAGCAATTTTGTGCTTGTCATGCGCGACAGCATCAGCTATTATCCGCTGTGTTCGCAAATTCGCAACACAGGATAGAGGAGCAAAAAGTGGTAACCAGAGCGCAATTGGTTGACGCGGCCAACGAGCTCAACACGGTTCTTTCGCTCGATCCAAAGATTGATCTGAAGATGGCCGTCATTGAGCTTACAGCCAGCGTCCATGAGGCAGGTGAACTGCTGCGACCGGGAGACGATGTCTCTCCGGAAACACAGGCCATCGTTGATGCGTTGAAAGCCGGTACCGAACCGGCCGAGGCGGAACAGGAGCCCGAGCCCGAGGTCGAAGAGGAGGGTGAGGTTGTCACCAAGCCTCGTCGTACTCGTGGTGACACGGCCGCACCCGCAACTACGCCAACTCGGCGTGGTGGTGGGTTCCGCTATGAAGGCAGTGGTGCTCAGAAGATGGACCTGGCGCTGATGCGCGGTGGGCCCATTAGCGATCTGGCCGAAGAGGCTGGTGTCAAGAAGGGAATGCTGCGCGCCCATGCAAAGTTTCGGGCGAAGAGCGGCAAGTGGTCGATGAGCGAGGATGGTGAATACATCCAGTTGACCAAGCTCGACGCTGCATAGCCCAATGTTGCTGAAATAGGGTGGGCGAAAATTTATTTTTCGCCTGCCCTTTTTCATGTGTTCGAATTCGCGTATAATAATTTGATGCCTATTTTTGGGGGAAGCAATGGTTGATTGGTTAAAGGTCAGACAAGGAGTCATTGATATTCTGGATGGTTTGGGATTGGATGCTAGAGATCCAAACTTTTTCGATACACCGGATCGGGTTGTGCGGGCTTATCAAGAGATCTTTGCAGGTCTAGATGAACGGAATACCGTTGAAGAGATGCTTAAAAGTGTGTTCCCCTGTGAACACCAACAGATGATTTTAGTTAAACATGTTGAAGTGTTTAGTATGTGTCCTCATCATCTTCTTCCAGTCCGTTATGATATTACGGCTGGGTACTTACCTGGTCCGGGGATTCGAGCAAAGGTCTTGGGCCTGTCAAAATTGGCTAGGATCACAAAGCTTCTAGCTGCCCGACCTGTTCTTCAGGAGCAAGTGGTTAACGATATCGCCAATACTCTAATGCGTATACCTGAATGTCGTGGGGCTGGCTGCATTGCTACTGGTGAACACTATTGTATGCGTATGCGTGGAGTCAATCAGAGTGGCTCAATTGTTGTTACCAGCGCCTTGCGTGGTGAGTTCTTATCTGATTCAATGGTCCGTGAAGAATTCATGGACTTTAGATAGGAGAAGTAGATGGGTATCGCTGTTGTTACTGGAGCATCTTCTGGTATTGGTAAGGCAATCTATGATCACTTTAATACAAGCGACCGGTTTGATAGTGTTGTTGGTATAGCTAAGAACGGTCCGGATCTTGAATATGACTTGTCGAGTGAGAAGGATATTCAAGAGATTGTGGATGACCTGCGCACCGCAGGTGACATTTCTTGTCTTGTAAATTGTGCGGGAATTTTGAAGCTTGAAGAGGTTGGAAATGAAGGTCAGATATTTGACGTTAACTTTTGGGCGCCATACTACCTGACTAATGCACTAAAGCATGAGTTGATTGCTGCACGTGGTTGTGTTATCAATATTGCCTCAGTTAGTGGGATGATTGCCGAGCCTGAGATTCCGATCTATGCCGCATCTAAGGCCGCGCTGATTTCACTGACCAAGAGTCTCGCTATTAGGTTCTCACCCTTTTTTGTTAGGGTGAATTGCATTAGTCCTGGATTTGTTAAGACGAATCTGATTCCGGGTGATACACCAATTGAACTTCTCAACGCAATCCCCTTAGGGTTTGAAGCAGAACCCGCAATGCTCCTTCCAGTCGTCGATATGATACTTGATTGTCCTTACGTTACTGGTGCAAACTTTGTAGTTGACGGCGGGGGTTCTTGTAGAGCTGCAATGTAATGTGAGACACGGTGCCACGTAAGGGAAGGTAAGATGTCTGAATTACACACACCACGGTACTCCTGCATATTCCAGTCGAGAATGTGCCCACGTTCTTGTTCCTATTGTCTGAGCAAAGACGTTAGAGGAGATGGGACTTTTCTGTCACCGGAGCAATGGGCAGATGCATTACACATTCTGGAGTATCATGGTGTCCAGTTCCACTTGTTTATCGGTAATGAACTGTTTTCCTATTCCGATCCTGTTGGCTTTGTCAAGGCAATCAAACCCTTCTATGGGAGGTATGGTATCTATTCGACATTCCCACCAGGATGGACTGAAAAATATTTTGATGACTGTATTAACGCTGGTCTGTATAACATCTCTGGTGGTGTGGACGTCCTTCCCGGGTTACATAAGACAGGTGACGTCCACATTGATCGCAAGGCTCAAGCGGTGCTTAGTTGGTTGGAGTATGCGCTGATGCGCGGTGTACCGGACGTGCAAGCGCAAATTACTATTCATCGACACAATTACGATAAGCTCTATCCATTGCTTGACTTGTGTACAGAAAAGGGGATGTGGGTTGGGTGTTCTCTAGTAGAAGCATCTGCGGATGGACTACACGATTTTTACGGTACTGCTGATACAATGACTGAATGGTTAATACCAGCAGATGAACGTAACAAGTTTAGCGATGAGATGTACAAGTTAGCGGATGAGGTTGCCACCGGCAGGTGGAAGATGCAGTTACCACCAACATACTTTCGTGAACTAGCAGATCGTGAAGTGAGGCGTGATCCTTGGCATTGCAGTTTGCCTATGCTGATCTCAATTGAAGAGGATGGTTCTCTGCGCGGGTGCGGGTATAGGGGACCACTATCAGAAAAATATTCGATATTCGACCTTCGTGAGGGCGGAAAGTTGCCCATGTCTGAGTATATAAGGTTGCAGAGGGAAAAGACCAGTCAGTGCCCTGGTTGTGGAGTTGGTGGCGGGGCTTGGTCGTTCTGGTGGATGGCTGAGTATTGGTTAAAGGGTGATGTGGCAATGGGAGACAGAATCTTCCAGACACATGCACCGGGGCATCTCTTTGAAGCGACGGTGAGACAGGATGAGCAATAAGCCAACAGTTGCTGAAGTGATGATAAAATTTCTTGTTGAAGAAAAGATTGCCAATCCTCATTCGACATCTAAGAATGCCTCGGATGAAGAAGCGATAGCAATTTACGATAATTGTGTGGCATTTGTTGAGCGTTATTACCCTGATGTTACTACAGAAGAACTCCGCAAGGCTTTTCGTAAAGTACACAAGACTCCAGCGTCGAAGATGTGGGCTATAGCGAATAAGTACAAGGGTGGTACTGCATGAAGTCCTATTCAAAGAAGACAATCAAGCGATTTAACCTAACCATTGAAGGTGATGAATTTAATGATGCTGAACAGAATAAATCACTCTATGATGATCACGTGAGTGGATATGATGAGTTGACTAAGTTGTTAGACATCAATGATACAACCTATGTCTATCGTAAGGTACTCAATGTTGGTGCAGGTTCGGGTTCTCCGTTAAAGTTTCCCCATCCAGTTGATATGTACTATCTTGAGCCCAATCCAGATCGGGTTGAAGAGATTGATGTCGATCGTGATGATAACATAATCTCTGGTTGGTGTGAGAACATCGAGACTGAACTAAAGTTTGATATGATTATCTGTTGGGGAACATTGTGCTTTGTACGTTCTATACCAGAAACCCTAATTCAGTTTAATGATCGTTTGTTTAAAGAAGGTATGTTGGTACTAGATGTAGTTAAATCAACATCATTCCCACTATGCCAGACTGCTGATCCTGATAGTTTTATTAGAAATGTGAGTTTGTATGGGTTTGAATTACAACATCGTATCCCCTTTGATCATTTGGGACACAATCGTGAGGGGATTCGCTTTAAGAAGGTTCGCGACTTTGACCCTAGGTATCTGCGGATGCCTCAGGCTAAGGATGGCTTGAGGAACTTCATCCCTGAGAGAGACTGGTTTCTATCTTAGAGGAGATAACATGACACCTGGTCTAGTCGTTCTTACCAGCGGTGGTTTTGATAGTGCATTATTGTTACACATGGCAAAGCGGATGAACTATAATCCAATCGCCCTATTGATTGATTATGGTCAGAAACACGTTCGGGAATTGGATGCTGCTGTTAAGTTGTGCGATGATCTCCAGGTTTCCTTTAAGCGGATGAAGGTTGATCTTGCTCAAGCAGTTGACTCTGGGTTGACTGGTACTTTGCAGGGTGGTAAGTATGAGGGACTGCATGAGATGCACGTCCCTGGACGCAACACTATCTTTGTTGGTCTAGCTCTGTCACTGGCAGAAGCTGTCGGTGCAACAAAGATTTGGTATGGAGCGAATTTTGAGGACCGGATAAATGAGTTTGCGGACTGCAAACAAGACTGGGTCCTCGAGATGAACAAGTCTCTAAAGATCGCGGGAAGCTACCCAGTGGAGTTGGAAGCCCCTTTGCTTGGGATGCGCAAGGACACTATTGTGCGCATGGGTAAGCTGTACCACGATATTAAGGAAGAGGAGGTTCACAGTGGGTATGCCGTCTAATAATGATAAGAAGATTCTTCACTGGAGATCCACGGCAAACGGAGGTGATCCTTCTTCTCCTACACAACCGGATTTGCCTGATGGGTTTATCACTATAAGGGAGGCTGTTAGTCTTACAGGTTTTTCTAAAACAACTATTCGTAAAACAAAAGTGACCCATCGACAAGAATGGCGTAGGATAGATGGGAGGGTATTTGTACGCAAAGACTTTATCTTGGAATATTGTGCGGTTAGAGCTAGGCTTAGGGCTAGACCTGAACCCAGGAGGCGGAAAAAGAAGTACCCTAATCGTGTACCTGCTCGTTTTTTACTGCCTCTTAAACCAGGTGAATGGTTTATTAGGACTGAAGTTGAGAGGAGAAAGGGAACAGAAGGTGTATACCTTCACTTTGTCTCTGGTGATGATCTTTCCGATCTGAATATCTACTCGTTTGATTGTATGTATAACGCGCTTAAAGCTGGTGGGTATTCTGAACTTAAAGGTTTACCAGAATGGACTGCAGTGACGGTTCCTAAGAATCGTAATATTCCGCAGTTAGAATTTGAACACAAGTATACAAAGAGGGAACAGGGTTTAGGTCATGTATGCCGAATTGGTACAACGGATGGTGCAGCTATTCCTTCCTGGATGAAGGCTCCTGGTTTGATGAAAGGTAAAATGGAGAGGGAATCGTTTGTAGGAAAGACTATTCTGCGAATTACGGCTACTCAAATGATCGAGATGGAGGGTTTTACACCTGGAGAGTTTGTGGACGAACGTATAAAAGAAGAAGGAAAAGCTTACTGGGGTCCTCTTTGGGATTTAACTTGAGGGAATGAAAATGGAAGAGCAGATCGCACACACTATGCTGATGAATAAGCACTATAGCCCGATGGTTGTCAGGAAGACCTCAACATGGGGCTTCCCAGTGTTTGTTGCTTTGATCACCGATGACGACTTGGCGGATCTGGATCAGGTTATTCTAAAGTTTATGCTGGATGCAAAGGCAGTCAACGGGTGGTCAGATAATATTCAAAAGATGCGCAACCTGGCGGGAGCAATGGTTGAGATGCTCAATAATAGGTATCCGAAGGTTGAAGGATCAGCTGTGATAATTTATTCAGACAAATGCTTCATCTCTAGTTTGCATGGCGATCTGATGACACATCTTAGTTGTAAAGTTGAACTTTTCGAGCTTCTCAATATGAGTACTGGAGTTTAGTTATGTCTCGTCCACGTGGGTATAAACATACTGAGGCTACCCGAAAGAAGCTTAGTGAAGGAACTAAATTACGTTATGAGGCTGGGATATTGATGGGGTTTCGTGCTAAACCGTTGTCTGAGGAGGCACACGTTATGCTCAATTCCGTGTGACAAAAGATGAGAAGTCATCTAAGGAATTAGCCATCTATGTCAACCATGCAGTGGATGGACACGTTTGCGCTGACTGTTCTATGTTTGATCCACCTGCCTCTTGCAATGCAGTGGCTGGTCCAATTAGTCCAGCGGGTCATTGCAGTTTCTGGACGGCCAAAGAAAACAATCTAAGAATAAGCAGTTTCCAAGGCTTACCCGTATTTATTGAGACATCTAAAGGTGAAAGACGTAGACAAGATTGGCCTATTATGCCAGCACACTATGGATTTATTACTATGACTAACTCACCAGAAAAGAATGATGGATTAGACGTCTTTATTGGAGACAATAAAGCCTGTCGTCACTGTTGGATTATTGACCAAATCCATCCAGATACAGAGGAGTTTGTCAATGACTTCCGAGATTCGTGGTCTTGTAACTTGCGAAATTCAAGAGATGCTCCATGACGATAGCGATATGGGCTCCCCATGCAGATGACGAGATAATTGGTTGCTACCATGTACTTATGTCTAAAGAAAAGGTACAAGTATACTATGGGGGGATTGTTGAAGATGGCTGCAAGAGAGCCTCTAGACTATTCGGTTTCGAATTTTACCATCTCAGCAATCTCGCTCGTCCTTGGGATGTCGTCTATGCTCCTGATCCTAATGTGGATATGCATCCGGAGCATCGCCGATTAGGCCAGATGGCCCATCAAATGTTTAGGGCGGGCAAGATAAGGCGAGTAATTCACTATTGTACAACGATGCAGGCGCCGTATATATTTGAAGTACCAGATCCCGAGGCAAAGCGGAATGCGTTGAATCAATGCTATCCTGAAAAGGGAGATTTATGGCGATACGAATGGAAATATGTATTATTTGAAGGATACTGGGAGGTATTAAGATTGGATCATAGAAAATGAGACTGATAGTTGTACCCCAATATCCTGCGCAGCTACGATATCAATCCTGGTGGTTGACACGACTTGAAGATTACTATCTGTACTTTGATAAGGTACTTATCCTCCACCCACCGCAGTTTACCAATCAAGCTCATTTAAGTGGTGAATTTGCCCCGGCAATGGCGGCAATTGATTATGAGGTTAGACAGATCAGTTTGTATAATCAGTTAGTAATTGATGAAGAGGATGATATATTACTTCTTTGTGATATTAGCTTTCCTGGACTATTCTCATCTGTTTTATTTCATAAGCGTCCTAAGAAATGCTTTGCCATTTGCCACGCAACATCGCTTAATAGGTATGATTACTTTGCTGCGGTGCGTCCCGGGAAGTGGAGAGTGGAAACAGGGACTAGCAAGATATTTGATAAGATTTTTGTGGCAAGTGAGTATCATAAGGAGCGGTTAGGCTGGAAGAACACGGTGGTGATCAAGTTTCCGTTACCAAAGATTGATGAATTAGTGGAAAAGCGGTTGAGTAAGGAGCAACAACATCACCATAGTAGATCGTTTATTAGTGTGGCCCGGAAAGGGGTGCAAAAGATTGATTTAGAATTGGAGAGGTTTTTTGAATGGAGTGAGAGGACTAGTATACACAGGTTTTATCAAACTAAAGGTAAGACTTGGACTGATTACTATGGATTTGTTGAGGCTGGGCGGTTTATGATTATTACTTCCCGCGAAGAGACTTATGGCTATCAAGTCATAGACGCGTTATCAGTAGGCACTATTCCACTTGCTCCAAGAGCATTGTCCTACCCTGAATTGTTACCAGATGAAAATTTATACGAACCCGGAAGGGCTACTGATCTGATAGATACGTATAAAAGGTATGGAGATAAGCCCGCGCCTCCTTTGTGGGAAGACAAGTTCTTTGAGTTCACAGCAACTGAGATGAAAAGATGAAAAACTATGTGGTAATGTTGGATAGCGGTGCCTGGACTGCCCATACCAAGGGTATGACGATTAACTTGGATAAGTATGCAGAATTTGTTCATCAGAATAAACATCTGTTTGGTGGTGGTGTGTTCAATTTGGACTTCATAGATCCACCGGTCTCTGCTGCATACCAGACTGAATCAGCTGAAAAGAGCTATAAGAACTGGATTGAGCTGCGCAAGCTTGGGATTGATACCATACCTGTTCACCATATTGGCGATGATGACGAGTCATACCTAAAGAAGTATTTAGAGCAGACTGATTATATTGGAATTGGTGCAATTGCCAAACTAAACGCTGAAGCTCGAATTTACGGACTTGATTATATCTGGAAAGAATATCTGTCAAATAAGGATGGTACGCCCAGGTATAGATGTCATGGTCTTGGTTTGACTGATATCAAGATCACGCTGCGCTATCCTTGGTTCTCTGTGGATAGTACTCGTGCGATTATGCTGGCTGCACATGGTGGTATCTTGCTGCCTAAACTTGATGGTGACAAGTTCTCCTACAGAGAGATATACCAGGTTGCGGTGAGTAATCAAGGTCGTAGTCATTATCGGGGTAAGGGTGATAGTTTTTATGGCATGTCAAAGCTCATCCAGGGTCAGATAAAGCACTATTGTACTTCGTTAGGTTATGAGTTGGATGATTCTATTGCGGGACGTACACTTAATCCCCTGATGAAGAGTCGAAAGAAGGTAGATGGTAAGTGGACGTCAGATTTTGCTTCACGTCAATTGGGGTTCCCTGAAGAAGCTGCGCTTGCTGATGCTCCTTTAGTAAGTAACAATGTAGATGAGAAGAACTTGTCGGCAAGCTGGGTTCCCAGGTTTATCTTTAATCTATATGTGTCGGATCAGTTTATCAAGTATTGGCGCACACAAGGTAAAACGATCAGGATCTATAATGTAGTTGGTGGAGGCAATGTGTTCGACACGTTTGTTGTTGGATCACAGAGTGTCCCAGCTAATAGATGCTTGGTCAGTTATGCTAGGCTTTCCGGTTCCTTTCTTGATCGGTTAAAAGAGGTTGTCAATGGACATCACTAGAGAAGCATTAACAAAGGCAATTGGTTTAGTTGTACCAGGTATTGCGAGGAAGGAAGTCTTTGATCAGGCTAATAAACTAGCCTTTGATCAAGGTAATCTGATATCTTACAATGATCAAGTTTCGATCTTTCACCCGCTTGAAGGAAGCGAAGAACTTTCCGGTGCTCTTGATGGTCGTCGCTTGTACGACCTTCTGAACAAGACTGATTCTAGTAATGTTAAGATGATCCAAAAGGGTAACAATATTGAAGTAAGTGTTGGAAGGACCACGGTCAGTCTAATCACAGCACCGGTGGCTTTACCCTTTGCTGAGATCGACTGGACTGGTGAGGATCAGATTTTACCGAATGATTTTAAGAAGGGGCTAAAGTTGGTTGCTAGTACCTGTGCGCGCGACATGAGTAGGCCCGTTTTGACCTGCGTTTATATGGCGGGTGAGTATCTGACTGGGTCAGATGGGTATCGCGTAGCCCAGTTTAGGATTGAAGGGGCGGATCTTCCATCTATTCTGTTACCCGTTACTGCTGCTGAATTGTTAGAGGATGAGGATTACGTTATCAAGACTGTTGCCGTTGGAGAGAAAGGTGAGTGGGTTAGGTTTGCTACAGAAGACAATACTGTGATTTGTGCGCGTACGTCATCTGGTACTTACCCGGATCTCTCTGCCACATTGTCTACAGAGGGAGAGGATATTACTCTACCAAAGAGGTTAACCGAAACACTGGAGCGCGCGCAGATCTTTTCCAAGCGGGATCACAGGATTGACGAAGAGGTTAGAATCACTTTAAGTGGGACTCAAATTGTTGTTGGGGCTAGTTGTGATGGTGGAACGTTTAAGGAGATTGTGAGGGCAAGTCAAGAAGTCAGTGGTGAGTTTATGTTTAATATACATCCTGAGTTCTTGTCGAGAGCTTTAACCGAAGAGAATGCAAACTGTGTCCTAAATACTTCGAAGATTAAGTTTACCGGACCGCAATGGGAACATGTGGTAGCACTTCGATGAAGAAAGCTCAAGGTAATGATTTAGTTGAGGTCTCCGGCGAAGTTCGCAGTGAAACGGAGAAAGCCTATAGGTTTTATGACGGGAAAGAATACGTTTGGCTGCCTAAATCTCTGTGTGAGTGGGATAAAGGTGCTAAGGAAATGACAATGCCCGAATGGCTTGCGCAGGACAAAGGACTCATCTAATGCGTATACACATCTATGAAGAAGAACTAGGTGAAGGTGTCGAACTTATCCGCAAGGATAACGTTAATGGTAACGAGACTTTTTATGGTCTTCGTATATGGCTTAAATCACCAAAAGAGATACTTGAGCATTCTACACCAGAAGATGACGATCGTAATGCCGTAACTTTTTGGTGCCGCTCAAAGGATGACCTGTTTGGGATGCTGGTTTCCATGTCAGATGCACTTGGTTGTTCGAGAATCACAAGGCTCGACGGGTGATAAATGCCAATACCGAGGTTATTCGGGGATAATGAACCTCCAGCTAAAGGTGGGCTGGGTAAACCTCTGTCATGTGTATCTTGTGGTCTGTATAATGGACCAATCAACCCAAAGATGCCTCCCTTCGGGGATTTCAAGAAACAGATTATGGTTATTGGTGAAGGACCCGGTGAACAAGAGGATCGAAAAGGTAGACCATTCCAGGGACCAACCGGTAATGCTATCAAAGAAGCATTGAGTGATCTTGGTATTGATCTATTTCGTGATTGTATAAATTTGAATGCAGTTAATTGTCGACCACCTAGTAATAGAGCACCATCTGTCCACGAGATTGCGTGTTGTAGAGCGCGGATAGTGTCCCCCGCTATAGCTGCGCATAGTCCTCGATTAATGCTGCTACTGGGCGGGAGCGCCGTTACTAGTGTCCTTGGAAGTGTGCTACCGGAAGCGCAGGACTCGAGCATTGGAAAGTGGCGTGGTTTTCACATCCCTCTACCGGAATTAGGTGCCTGGATTTGCCCAACGTATCATCCCAGTTATGTTTCCAGGTCCAGTGATAGGCCTGAAGTAGAGACAGTTTGGAAGAATGATTTGAAACAAGCTATTGACTTGCTAAATGTATCTGTACCCAGAGTAGAGATTTTACGTAATAGGATTGTTCTTCTTCATGGTGAAGAAGAGATTCTTAGAGCATTGAATAGGGTAAAAGTACGAAAAGGTCTGTTCTCATTTGATTATGAGACTGTAGGATTAAGTGCAAAGTTACACAGTATAGTTTGTGCGTCTTTTTGTCAGTCACCTGAGCGTGCGTATGCGTTTATGTTTACTGATGCTTCCGAGGCTGTTCGTCAAGCTTGGCGGGATATTCTAGTAAACGAAGATATTGGTAAGATCTCACATAATCTATCATTTGAATATGAGTGGAGCCGCTTCCATTTTGATATTGATGAGATAAATTGGGCTTGGGATAGTATGCTTGCAGCACATGTTATTGATAATCGTACGGGTATTTGTGGGTTAAAGTTTCAATCTTTTATCAATTTTGGTGTTGTAGGGTATGAGAATTTAATCGATCCCTATTTAAAGTCTGTAACACCGCGAGATCCCACTGCGCCAAACCGTATACTAGAGTTTATAGAGAGGCATGGTGAAGATGAATGCCTAATCTATTGCGGGATTGACTCCCTTCTCGCCTATAGGTTAACCATGAAGCAAATGAAAGAGATTGAAGATGGCTGATGTTCACTTTGATTTTGGTATTTGGAATCAAAAGGCAGGTTGGATAGGAAAGTGCCCTAAACATGGTCCTCAGCAGAGTGGTCTTTCTATTTCCCTCCCACCCCTAATTAGAAATTATTGTGGTGAATGTTTAATTGAATTGTTAGATCAGTTTTGTCATCCTCTGGAGTACGTCAATGAAAATGATGGAAGCCTATAAGCTGCTCCAACGAGGGGCTGAAGCTCTTACCCTTGTAGAGGAAGCGGGGATTTGTATTGATCTTGTTTATGTTAGGGAGAAACTGGCTTGGGTTGAGCAAAAGTTAAAGCAGTCAGAATTACGACTAAAGAGCAGTGAGTTAGGCATTGCTTGGCTTGGTCGCTATGGTGATGCAATGAAGATTCAAAGTGTCCCTCAATTGAGACACATCCTTTATCAGGATATGCGAGCTAAACCATTCAAGATGTCTGAGGGTGGTGAAGAGAGTACAAACGAGGAATCCCTTCGACAGACTAATGTTGATGGTGTTGTCCATTTGTTGCGGATGCGGAGGCTGAAAAAGGCTAAAGATGTTTTGAAAGTGTTGATTAGATCTACAGTCAATGGCAAGATCCACCCATCTTTTCTGTTGCATACAGTATCAACGTATAGATCGTCTAGTGCTGATCCCAACCTGCAGAATATACCAGCCCGAGATAAAGAAATTATGGACATCTGTAGAAGGGCGTTTCTTCCCAGCCCTGGTCATATTTTGATGGAGATTGACTTTTCAGGTATTGAAGTCGGTATTGCAGCAACTTATCACAAAGATCCTGTAATGATTAAGTACTTACAGGATGAGACAAGTGATATGCACGGGGATATGGCAGGTGAGATTTTCTTGCTGCCCAAATTGAATACCCCTCTCAAAGAGATGGAAGGTGGGTATACATTAAGGCAGTCAGCAAAGAACGGGTTTGTCTTCCCGCAATTCTACGGTGACTATTACGAGCCCTGCGCGCTTAATGTCGCTTGTTCCTGGTGCAAGCTACCAAAGGATGGAATGTGGAAGCCTAATCACGGTGTTGTATTTAATGGTAAACCCATAGGGGAACATTTGATATCTAAAGACATTGATTCGTTTAGTGTATTTGTTGATCACATGGAACGGGTACAAAACAACTTTTGGGGCAAGCGTTTCAAAGTATATAATGCTTGGAGAAAGACTTGGCATTCTAAGTACCAAAAGACCGGTGAATTTGAAATGAAGACCGGGTTTAGGGTCTCCGGTGTTATGGAAAAGAATCAAGTAATCAATTTCCCTGTACAAGGGGCCGCATTCCATTGTTTGTTATGGTCTTTGATTGAAATGGTAAAGCAGTTAAAGGGTTGGCAGAGTAAGGTGGTTGGTGAGATACACGACAGTATGCTGATAGATGCACATCCAGACGAGATCTCTGATATTATTCTAATGGCGCAGCAAATCTGCACGGTCGATCTACCAAACCACTGGTCTTGGATAGATATACCTATGCGTATCGAAGTTGCTGCCTCAGAAATAGATGGTAACTGGGCTGAAATGAAAGGTGCAGCATGAGTTTATATCAAAAATATCGTCCCCATTCTTTTGCTGAGATGGTCGGTAATGAAACGCTTGTATCTAATCTTAAAGGGTTGTTGGCTCTTGATGATCCTCCACATGCTTTTCTATTTCACGGACCCACTGGGTGTGGAAAAACGACACTGGGGAGGATAGTCGCAACCGAGTTAGGTTGTCATGAACAAGACTTTAAGGAAATAGACACTGCTGACTTTCGTGGTATTGATACTGCTCGTACTATTAGGCATAACGCACACTATAAGGCATTGGGTGGCACCAGACGTGCCTGGCTTATTGATGAGGCACATAAGCTGACTAATGATGCGCAAAATGCTTTGTTAAAGGGTCTGGAAGATCCACCAGATCATTGTTTTTATGTGCTTGCTACTACTGATCCTGATAAGCTTCTTGATACAATAAAGGGTAGATGCTCTGTTCACACGGTCAGTCCATTGACTATACCGAATATGGTCAGGTTAATGGTTAAGGTATGCGCCCGTGAGCATGTATCTTTACCAAAGAATGTACTAAGTGCTGTAGCGCTTAAGGCTTCACTTGGGTTTGACGCTGACAAAGTTGATATTGATAAAGCCGAGATATGTTATCCCAGACACGCTCTTCAGCTTTTAGAAAAAGTCGTTGCGGCGGGTCCAGATGATTATATTAAGGTAATTGAAGCGTCCGACAATATAGCTAAGAATGCAGACAGGTTGGTGACATCGTTGCTTCAAAAACATCGTTGGCGTCAAGTTAGTTCGATTCTATCGATAATTCCTGAAGATGATGTTGAAATAACCCGTAGGCGTGTAATTGGTTATGCTCGTCAGGTTCTGTTGAATGGAGATGGGAATGACGTTGCTGCTGAAATAATTCATCATTTTTCAGCACCATTCTTTGATAGTGGACCTCCTGGTCTAGCATTGGCATGTTATATGGTAATCAAAAGTGGGTGACGTAATCGTATAATATAGTAGGAGATGTCAAGTGTCCTATGAGCAAGACATTGAGATTGATGAATCCGCTCTAGATGTAGAATGGGTAGATCATTCACGTAGGATGCTTGTGTACACAACCAATGCAGCTGAGGCACATCGCGATATGGATTTGGCAAAGGCGCAAGTTGACTATGTTAAAGCCCGACTTGATAAAGAAGTAAGAGAAGATCCCAGGGCGTTTGGTCTTGGAGATCGTATAACAGAGGGAGCAATTTCTTCTGTAATTACTATCAATGATGAATATGATGCAATTAATCGAGACTATATTGAAAAGAAGTATCAATATGAGGTGGCCACTGGAGTTGTTAAGTCGTTTGAGCATCGCAAAAGTGCCTTGGAAAATTTAGTGAGGCTGCATGGGCAAAGTTACTTTGCAGGACCCTCGGTTCCGCATAATTTATCCGAAGAGAGGCAAAAGCGAATTAATCGATCTATTAGACTACAGAGGAGAAATTGATTGGAATTTGCAATCGCAATCGTGGTTGTGGGTTTAGCCGCCTTGCCTTTCTATGTTTTTGTATTGGCTAAGTGCGCAGCATCGGGTTGGGCCGCTGGGACGATATCTTATCTGTCCTATACACGGAGGAAACAATCTAATGGCAAAGAGTCGCTTCACGAGTTTCAAGGACAAGATTGTCTTTAACGCTACTCAACAGCGTAACAAGGCAGCAAATTACGGTCATTTATCCATCCCGCGAGGATTTACGGTCTTCAAGGAAGAGCCCGGTTCCCGCATTTCTATTGATATTATGTCTTATGTTGTCACAGACCCCAACCATCCAGATAAGGATGAGACAACGGGTAGTGCTGAAAAGGGTGGTCTTTGGTACCGTCGCCCTTACAAGTTGCATCGTAATGTTGGTGCTGATAAGTCATCGGTTGTCTGCCCCACAAGTATTGGGAAGAAGTGTCCGATTTGCGAGTATCGGTCAAAACTTCTTTCTGATGGTGTGGATTGGAAAGATGATGCAGTAAAGAACGCCCGTCCCAGTTCGCGGTCACTTTATTTGATTATTCCCAAGGATAACAAGAAGTTTGAAGAGAAACCGCATCTTTGGGATATATCGGACTTTCTGTTCCAGGCTAAGTTGAATAATGAGATTGAGGAAAACCCTGATGAGCTTGGGGATTTTCCGCATCCTGCTAATGGGTTGACGTTAAAGATCCGATTCTCTGAAGAGAAGCTTGGTGGGAACACGTTTGCGGAAACCTCGCGCATTGATTTTGAACAGCGTGGGTATGCTTACGATGATGCCACTATTGATGCACTGCCCTCACTTGACGAGGTCGTTACAATTAAGGATTACAAGGAAATCCAAAAGATGTTCCTTGAGGGTGGGGATGATGATGAACCAGAGGAAGAGAAACCAGTTATTCAGGTTACTCGTATCTCTGCGCGAACCGCACCCGCGCGAACTACACCAATAAGAACTGTTGTTGTACCTATAGAGGAAGAGACCGAAGAGGAACCAGAGGAGGAGCCCGAAGAGCCCGAAGAGGAGACACGTACGCCTTCTGTTTACCGTAGGCCTACACCGGTAGCGAAACCTGCAGAAAAGCCCGCAGCAAAGCCTCTAACACGTGGAGCGCCTCCGCCTGCTGCTCGTCCTGCTAAGGTAGCGGCCCCAGCTGAAGCTGGTACTTGTCCCCACGGATTTGTATTTGGTGAGGAATGCGATAAGCACGATCAGTGCGAAGATTGTCCAGTTTGGACTGATTGCTACAATGCGAGTGGAAAAGCAGCATAATGACAGCATCACCTGATCTTGCACAACAAGTAGAGGCTAGGTTAAAGAAGCCTCTTGTAAGGCGTTCCCCCTTAGCAGGTACTGAGCACGTTATCTCCACAGGATCTACTTTGCTTGATATGGCAATCTCCGGTGGTCGCTTTAAAGAAGGCGGCCTACCGGGTGGGATCCTGGTTGAGATCTTTGGTCCTTCCAGTTGTGGCAAGACTGTGATGTTGTGTGAACTTGCGGGCGCTGTGCAACGCAAGGGTGGTAGGGTAATGTTTCGTGATCCGGAGGCTAGACTAAATGCGCAGTTCGCTAAGTTGTTTGGGTTTAAGGTTGAAGATTGCGACTACAAGCAACCTGATACGGTGCCTGAATTATTTGAGCCAGTCAGAAGTTGGAATCCTGAGTCCGAGAATGGCACGATTAATGGTGTCTTTGCGGACTCGCTTGCAGCGCTATCAACTAAGATGGAAATGGAGGATGCAGATAAATACGGGATGCGTAGAGCAAAAGAATTTAGTGAAGAATGCCGGAAAACGTGTCGAATCCTGACCCAGCGCAATCTATTGATGGTTTGTTCTAATCAGGTTAGGCAAAATATTGATACAAACCCCTTTGCCGAAAAGTATACCAGTCCCGGTGGCGTCTCCATTGGCTTTTATTCAAGTCTGAGGTTGCGTTGTCATACACCAAAAAAGATTGGGATTGAAAAAGATATTGGCAAGAGTAAGTTTAAGCGGGTTGTAGGTGTTGAAACTTCAGTTGAAGTGTATAAGAGCAGCCTGGATGTTCCATTCCGTACAGCACCATTGTATATCATGTACGACTTTGGCATAGACGACATCCGCGCTAATTTAATCTACAATAAGTCGATAGTGGGCTCCCAAACGTATAATATTGGTGAAAGAAGGTTGCATACTGGTCTTGATAAATCTATTAGAATAGTCGAAGAAGAGGGACTTGAACCAGAATTAAAGAAAGAGACTATTCAATTATGGCACGAAGTTGAAGAGAAGTTTAAGATAAATCGCAAACCAAAGAGGCGAGAGTGAGTGACCAAGGTAGAACAACCAGATATATTTACGCGGCAGGGTCCCTGGTTGAAGCTGACTTAGGGTCCAGATATAATTACTTGTATTTCTTTATTGGAGTTTTGATCGTGGCAGCAATAGGAGGTGGATTGTATGTAGGAACTTACGTAGTGTCTGCGTGTTTTTCGAAGTGAAGGAGGAATAGATGGAGAAGCGTCGTCTAGATGATCTGTGGGCCTATGACAAGTTCAGTCGTGCAGTAAAGGAAGAGCACGGCCTTGATCCTAGGAGCCACATTCGTTACCTTGAAGACCGTCGCGGTTGTTGCGTTGTTCTCGTCGTAAAGAAAAGCTCTTATAGCTGGGCTATCGACGAGGGCAATTTCAATTGGCTAGTCAACCTGCAGCGTCGCAATCGTGTAGACCAGACTTATGTTGCTCTGGTTGAGGATTGGGATAATGGAGAGATCATCAACTATGACACTGCGTTGAATGTTGACAGTCGCCTTCGCAATGTCCCACCCAATAACGGTGATGACGGAGGCACTTATTGGTGGGTGGACGAGAATTTCACCCCCAGCGGTGGTACCGGTGGTGTGCTGAGTAGGGGTCGCACCCTCACGAAGTCGCCGTTCTAAATGAAGGCAGGTTCCGGTAAAGGTAAAGGGGCAGCTTTCGAGCGTGAAGTCTCTCGAAGGCTGTCCCTTTGGTTATCGGAGGGTAAGCGAGATGATCTCTTGTGGCGCAGTGCTATGAGTGGTGGTCTCGCTACCTTACAATATAGAAAAGACAAGATAAATTTAACACAATCTGGAGATCTGAGTGCGGTAGGGGAAGGTGCGTACGAATTCTGTGAAAAGACCTTTGTTGAATGTAAGCACTATCAGGATTTGCAGATAGGCCGTTCCATTGTAAATAAGACAGGTGGGTTGATTACCTTCTGGAAGATAGTGGTTAGGGAGGCTCGTAAGTATGATAAACGACCTCTGTTGATTGCAAAGCAGAATAGGTATCCCACTATTGTAGTCACTGATACAAGGCATCCTCGTCTCTGGTTAAACCCTATTGTAACAGTGGACCACTGGGAAGTGCCTGCCTTCGTATATAATTTTGACAGTGTTACAAGTGTACGTAGACCGCTTAGGAGAGGTAATTGAAATGGATATTAACTTGAAGAATGCTTATACAAAACTTATCAATAAGCATTATTCAGCGGTTCAAACCGACACGCTTCTAGGTAATTGCGCAGATGATGATAAGTTTCTTAGACTTGAAAGAACTGCCAAACAATTCTGGGCAGACTATCACGAAGCTGAAAAAGAATTTCTCGCATTGTTGGAAGGAAAGGGTAATTGAAATGGACGACGAAAAGAAAGTAATGATTCCAGTCATTCAATTTGGTGGGATGCGCCCGCCGCGTATCCGTGGCCCCGGTGAGGAGCTAAGCCGCCGCATGGGTGAAGGCTTTTCAGAGGCAATGGGTGATGAGGCGATTCGGGCTGACTTGGTGCTGGAAGTATTGGCCGTTTGGGTCACCGCACTGATTAAGGTACATCCGTCATGCCAGGAATATCTGGAAGGGTTCTTTATGGAGACGCTGGCGAATAGTTTATCCGAAGGTAATTCTATTCAATAGAGTAGGTGGATGATGACTGATCTAAGTGGATTCACGTTATTTAAGACAGGTGGGCGTTGGCAATTGTCAACTCGGCAGGAAGGACGTGATGGTTGGGATGTCCGATTCATAGGTAATGAGCTTGCACAGGATATTTTTGAGAAGATCGCTACTGGTGTAGAACTTCCACCGGTTGTACATAGGAAAGTATTAGCATTATCACCGGATCCTATTGTAGCTAAGCCTAAGTTTGTTCGGGGAAACTAATGTACCTGCTCTTTACCGACACCCATTGGGATGACAATCCTGTTAATGAATACCGGTGGCAGATCTTTGATAAAATCGAAGAGATTAAGACTCAATACCCGATTACCCACACGTTTAATCTCGGCGATGCGGTTGATCGTAAGGATAGGTTTACTGGTGCTTTTGTCAATCGTCTGTTTGAGCATCTTAAACAAGTGGCACCCATAACAATACTTCGTGGTAATCATGATACCACGCTTCGTCCTCCTAATTATTTTGATTTTATGTCTGAGGAGTTTCTCAGATCCAAGATCAACTATGTGGCAAAACCAGTCCCGTTCAATGATGGATTACTATTGTTACCATTCTCTGCAAAGCCAAAAGAAGATTGGAAGGGACTCAATTTTAGGGACTACAAAGCTGTATTTATGCACGCTACAGTCACCGGTGCTATCATTGAAAACGGGCAAGTAATGGAGAACCGAGGGTTCCCAATGATACCCGGTGATGTAAAGTTTTATAGTGGTGACGTCCATGTACCACAAGACGTTCGCAATATTACTTATGTTGGTTGTCCTTACCCTATTAAGTTTGGTGATAGGTTTCCCTGCCGTATATTACTTCTTGATGAAGATACTTTTCTCATAATGGAAGAGATCAAACTAACCCCTCCACGTAAGCTCATGGTTGATATTAGGGATATTGAAGGGTTAGAAAAGATAAGAGTAAGGCAAGGTGATCAAGTAAAGATACGATTTTCCTGCAATCCTGCTGATATAGATTCCTTTGGACAGACCGAAGCTGCAATCTTGCGGTGGGCAAAAGAGCGTGGGGTAACGATCGCCGGTACAGAAGTGATCGTAAGCTCCACGTATAATAGGGATGTAGACACCAATCAGACACCTGAAATGATACTTAGGCGGTTTGCCGAACATGAAGGATTGACTGATGATATGCTTGGGGTTGGATTGATTATGTTGAAGGAGATGTAGATGTTAAAGGGGATCGCTGAAGAAAAGGACGGTCGCAAAGTTGTACTGATTGGCCTGTCACGTAAAAATCTAGAAATACTTATGGCTGAAATGTTAGATACTCACATCAGGGTATCTGGCAAGGAAATGGGCATCCCCATGGATATACTCATTTTCTCTGGTGAGACCGAAGAAGTAATGTCGCTTATGATGACTCAGAAAAATACCAAGATGTATCTACATTCGGATGAGTAAGCAACGATGGGGAAATTACGGTATTAGATGGGAAAAGGGCTTCTGGGTAGTTCATATCATCTGGATGTATTATGGTGGTGATCGTCATTGGTGTTCCAGTAGTCGTATGTTAAAGCGCAGATCCAAATCATTGCCTCGATTGTTAGAGAAGATGTCTAATGCTGAAGCGGTGATGCTGTTTCCTACTGCGGAGAAATGTAATGTCATCGTTCAAACCGACTCTTTGCATTGATTTTGATGGTGTGATCCATCATTACTCTAGAGGTTGGCAGGATGGGGCTATCTATGATGATGCTGTCCCTGGATTCTTTGAATGGTTAAAAATAACGCAGAAGCACTTTCGGATCGTTATCTATTCTTCTCGATCGGATACACCTGAAGGTATTGAATTAATGAAAGATTGGCTAACTAAACAATACGCTGTATGGCTTCGTGGAACCGGGAATGTAGGGGTCATTGAGGAGATTGAGTTTTCTAATGTTAAGCCACCCGCTTGGTTGACTATTGATGATCGAGCAATTCACTTTAAGGGTGATTGGTCTGCACCGGAACTTAGTGTTGATGCTATGCTTAACTTTAAACCATGGAATGGCTAGATGAAACGGGTCGATTTAATACGAGTTGACCTGTCAAACTTTCGTTCCTTTGTGCGGGCTACTAGTATTGAGTTTAGTCCTAGTGCTGGGCTGAAGCTTATTAGTGGCAGCAATGAAATGGAACCTGCACTGGGGGCAAATGGTGCGGGCAAGTCTACTGTATGGGATGCGGTATGTTGGTGTGTATCTGATAGATCGATCAAGGGGCTTAGGACATCTGAGTTAGTTAGTTATGGTAAGGATAAGACTCAAGTAACAACGTATTGGGATATTGAAGGTATAATAGTTAGAGTGGACCGCACGGGTCCACCCAGTCATGTCTTTATTGATGGTGATCCAGCCACCACAGAAGATGTTGAGCGTCTATTAGGATTGTCTCGGTCTAGATTTCTCAACTCAGTGATCTTTGGGCAAGCTGTACCCCTGTTTATAGACCTACCCGTACCGGCACGTGGAGACCTGCTGGACGAGGTCTTAGATCTCGAGCTATGGATGCAGGCCGCAGATAAAGCTAGTGTACAGCACCGGAGCAAGGCTGCAGAGCTGGTGGAACTACAGAATACCATTGCAAGGGTCACTGGCCGCATAGAAGGTCTCCCAGATGTCGATAGACTAGCTGAAATGGAGGGTAACTGGGAGGATGAAAGAAAGGCTAGAGTACGTCAGTTAAAGACCAGGCTTAAGATTGTACAGGGTGAATTGAGAACATTAGGCATTCCAACTGAGGATGTAGTTGTAGATGTTGCAGCTCGAAAGAAGGAGTACGAAGCTCAGCGGTATAGGCTGCACGCATACGAAAGGGAAAGTGGAAAGCTTAGGGCAAAGTGGGATAGGTTTGTTGAGGAGATGACATTTATTGAAGAGAATAGTGCATGTCCCGTCTGCGGGCAGGATATTGGGAAGGAGTACGCTGAAATCCATGGTCAACACCTGAAGGAAGGGTGCGAGAAGGCATTTGAAGAGCTTGAGGCCCAGAAATCGCTGATAGAACGTGCTGCAAATCGACTAAAAGCCTTAGAATCGGCTTGGACGGCCGCCATGCAAGCAGAATCTGCAGCCAAGCAAGCATTTGCAGTGATAAAGGCTAACGTGGTAGCAAAAACCAGGGAGGTAAAAGGCCTTCAGGAACAGGTAGACCAAGCTAATGCTGAAGTAAATCCCTATACAGAACAGAAGATCAAGGCTTTACATGATAAGGATCTTCTTGAAGCTGAATTACTATTTAAGCGAGATGAGGAAAAAGCACAGGTATCCCATCTTGCAAAACTTAACTATTGGCGGCAGGGGTTTAGAAAGGTTCGCTTGTTCTGTCTTGAAAACGTATTACAAGAGTTAACAGTAGAAACAAGGAATTCTCTGTTAGCATTGGGATTGATTGGTTGGAAGATTGCCTTTAAAACAGCAACAGAGACCAAGTCTGGATCAGTAAAGTTAGGTGTGCAGGTGGATGTTCACCCACCAAATGCTACACATGGTAGGTTTAGTAAGTTTGATGTCTTAAGTGGTGGTGAAGGGCAGCGGGCAAGACTGGCGGGTAGTTTGGGTCTTGCCAGTCTGGTGCAAAGATGGGCAGGAGTCCACTATAACTTTGAAGTGTGGGATGAACCGACCGCGTGGTTGTCCTCTGAGGGTGTTGAGAATTTGTTGGATTGTTTGTCTTACAGGGCAGATTCACAACAAAAGAGTGTTTGGTTGTGTGATCATAGAGCATTGATGCATAGTTCCTTTGCAGAGACTTATTCAGTCGTAAAAAATAATTTAGGAAGCCACTGGGAAAGGGTTTAGTTATCGTATAAAATAAGTATTCAGCTGTGGGGATAGCTATGGTATGGATCCCTCCTCAAGATATTAACCTCTCTCCACCTCCTGAAGATGGTGAAGAATTAAAGAAGACATTGATGCGTCGTCGGGAGATACGTGGCACAGGTGTATGTGCCATGTGTGAGAATTCGGTATTTGGTCGTGATTTAACACTTGATAATGATGATGGTATTTGTGAGCTCGGGGATTTTGAAGGGGGAGATATTTTGTGTTTTTGGTGCTTTGAGGATTACGTATTTGGTGACCCTAATGACTTTACACCTGGAGGACATGCGTGATGTATCAGGTAGTCAAGCGCTACGGTCATGAAGAAGGTTGGTCTTGTACATTCCGGCAACATCGAGCAACTCACTCTCATTGCCGGTTTATACATGGTTACCCACTAGCATTTGAAATCACTTTTGAATGCGAATTTCTTGATGCTCGTAACTGGTGTATAGACTTTGGTGGACTGAAGCCACTAAAGGCTTGGCTCCAGTCAATGTTTGATCACAAGATGCTTGTTGCGGAAGATGATCCGCAGATTGAGTTCTTTAAGCTAATCGCAGACGGTGGTAATGCCATTGCCGACATTGTTATTGTACCCGATGTTGGATGTGAAAAGTTTGCTGAAATGGCCTATTATGAAGCGGATCGAATACTTGGGGAGATTGGAGAGAAGCCTAGGGTTAAATTGAGGTCTGTGCGAGTGTCTGAGCATGGAGGCAATAGTGCCATCTTCTCAGGATGATTTTTTTGAGTTTCGGCCGAGAGGTGTCTTAGCTCATCGAGGTGATCGATTGGAGCAGCTTCGCGAATTACGGCAAGCTGGTGCACCTCGTTTTATGGTGCGACATAATCAATTAAGTCTGTGGGCATACAGACAAGCGTTAAAGAACCCTGCATACTTTTGCAAGGATGTAACCATTCCTGGTCTGCAAGAGAATTTCGTTAAGTTTGTTATGATACACTATACAGCGGGACGAACATAATGCCCGATACGATCCTCATAGCGGAATTGTTTGGTCCTGTTCTGCAAGGGGAGGGTGCACTAGCGGGAAAGGCTAGTCACTTTATTCGCACTAGTGGTTGCAGTTACCGTTGCACTTGGTGTGACTCTATGCACGCTGTTGACCCAGATCAGATTCAAGCAAATTCTAGAAAGATGCCTATTGAAGATATTCTTAGAGAGGTAGAGGAACTACCAAAGGTTCCCTGGGTTACATTATCTGGTGGTGATCCGGTTGCTTGGGATTTGACTCATTTATGTCTTGAATTAAAGATGATGGGTTACAAGGTTGCTGTTGAAACGCAAGGTGCATTGTGGAATGACTGGCTTGAATTTTCTACCTTTGTAACCTGTTCCCCCAAACCACCCAGTAGTGGGATGGTGGATAGGCTGGACATTGCAATCTTACAAAAGTATTCAGTTAGGTTTCATGACAATATGGTGTTCAAGATAGTTGCTTTTGATGATGAAGATCTTGACTTTGTTCAACGTATACATCGCGCCTTCCCAATGATTCCGATGTACATCACGGCTGGTACTCCGGCAGGTGAAGTGTTTGTCCGCAGGAACATTATCGAAGGGTTCCGCAAGATATCTGAATCTGTATTAAAACGTCCTCAGTTATTTGATGTGACGGTGGGTATACAACAACATGCCCTAATGTATGGGCGGGAGTTGGGGAGATAGATGGAAGAGATTCGCTTTACCGAGTGTCCGGAATGCGGTAAAGAGGTAAAGTATCTGTGGGATGGAGGAGTCATCCCAACGGAACAATACGTTTTGATTGTCGATTCGATATATCATACCAAGTGCTGGGAGAAGTTAGTTGACGAGCACCCGACAGAAGGTTAATCTATTCTGGTCTGATATTGATCACGCGAGTAATCGTTTGATTAAGAAGATGCGAGAGGATTCAATTGTAAAGCCTACAAGTATAATCATGCCGGTATATCGTGGTGGATTAGTTCCTGGTTCAATGCTTGCCTATGAGTTTGATATTAAGGAGTTGATATGTATTGATCCAAAGATTAGTTATGTTATGTCTCATTACTCTGATTTGATAGTTGTTGATGACGTTTATGACACGGGTTCGACTTTTGCAAAATTGCAAAACTTCTACCCACACGCTACTTACGTCGCATTGTTCTCCAAGATTCCTTACGGTTGTCATTACTATGGTAAGCTGGTGGATCCAGATGATTGGTTGGTGTTCCCTTGGGCAAAGAATGATGAAGTAAACAGATGAACCGTTACGAAGACCCAAAAGATCCATTCAATAGTGACTTCTATTGGACGGGTAAAGCATGTATTGAAAAGGGTTGTGAAAAGCCTGCTGGAACGTATTGGTCTCGGCTTTGGTGCTTTGATCACAATGTTAAAAGAATGCGTCGGATAGATAAGTCTCTTGAACCATTTCGGCATGTGTTAGATGAGAAATCCTCCTAAACCCATCCGGGTGTTCTTTAGTCCATTGTCTCGTCGCTTTTACGCGACTCGAGCATACCGTGAAGAAGAAAATGGTCTAATCATTGTCACCGGGGAGAAGTTTGATGTAACTAATGACATCGCTGGGTTGATTGAACAGCATAACGTCACATTCAAGATACGAGAAGAGGTGGAGGAATAGATGGCGTTCATTCTTGAAATTCAAATGGATAACGTAAAGCATCATCTGGTGATGCCGGATATGGACACGGCCAAATGCTGGCTTGCTAAGCTTGAACCCCATGTTGGTGTCCGCTTTAAGAATCGTGAGACCGAACAAATGCGGATACCGTCAGTGGAGGGCGAGGCCGTTATCTCTTTGGAGCACATCATCAGTGCGCGGGCGATCGACGGGAAGATCTATCAAGACGCAGTTTCGGAAGAGAGAATCGCCGAGCGCACCGAGTTCGCCAATATATTCCGTAAGGTTGACTCTGAAATCTGGGAGAAGATCTTAGAACGACTAGAGTCTAAAAAGGAGTAAACCAATGGGTCCACAAACTGAATCTGCTGATCGTCTTCATGCAATGAAGTATCGATCACCCGGTGAAGACTTTCGTGAGTCAATGAATCGAGTGGCCTTTGGTCTAAAGGACTCGGATAACCACTATCATCAGTTTAGAGAGGTTATCCTAGACCAGCGTTTCCTCACCGGTGGCAGGATTCAGTCCGCTGTGGGCTCCTCCAAGCACGTTACTGCTCATAACTGTTACGTGTCAGGGACTATAGCTGACTCCTATGTTGAAGGACCGGGCTCTATTATGCACCGGGCGCATGAAGCGGCAGCAACGATGCGCATGGGAGGTGGGATTGGCTACGACTTTTCAACTCTACGTCCAAGAGGAGAATTGGTTGCTAAGTTGCAATCTCAGTCTTCTGGACCTGTCTCCTTTATGCACATTTATGACGCTGTATGTCTTGCCACTGCGTCCTCCGGGCACCGGAGAGGCGCTCAAATGGGAATCCTACGGATCGATCATCCCGACATCGAAGAATTCATTCATGCTAAAAATAATCGTGATAAGTTGGTGGGATTCAATATTAGCGTGGCAGTAACTGATGAGTTTATGGAAGCGGTAGCAAAGGGTAGTGAGTTTGCGCTGCGCTGGGGTGGTAAAGTTTATCGGTACGTGGATGCGCAGGAACTGTGGGAAAACCTGATGCGGTCTACCTGGGATTGGGGTGAGCCCGGTGTAGTCTTTATCGATACAATCAACCGCATGAACAACCTGTACTACTGCGAGATCATTGCTGCCACTAATCCTTGTAGTGAACAACCCTTGCCACCCTTTGGTGCTTGTCTGCTTGGATCGTTCAACCTTGTCAAGTATCTGTCTCGGCAGCCACTAAGGTTGATGAACTCACTTGATACTCTCCCGTCACCATGGTCATTTGATTCTGATAGGTTAAGGGCGGATGTCCCACCTGTGGTTAGGGCACTGGATAATGTTGTTGATAAGACTCGTTATCCCTTGGCAGAGCAACGTGGGGAGGCTATCACCAAGCGCAGGATGGGGATTGGGATTACAGGACTTGCCAATGCTGGTGAGGCACTGGGGTTCCCCTATGGGTCTGAAGCGTTTTGCTACTTTGAATCTGCTGTCTTGGAGACTATTGAAGAGGCAGCTTACTTGGCAAGTGCGGATCTTGCTGAGGAAAAGGGTGCATTCCCATTGTTTGATGCGGAGCGTTATCTTGAAGGTGAGCACGTTAAGCGTCTATCGGAAGAAGTTCAGTATGCCATCAGAAAGAAGGGAATCCGCAATTCGCATCTGACCTCTATTGCACCCACAGGCACAATCTCGCTTTGCGCTGACAATGTAAGCTCTGCCCTGGAGCCTGTATTTGCCTATCGGCAAGAGCGTCCGATCAATACACCCACCGGTGCAATGATCGACGTGCTTGATGACTATGGGGCTAAGTTCTTGCAGGTGAGGGGAAAGCTGGCTGCAGATGTTACCGCAGATGAGCATCTCAAAGTCCTGTTGGCGGCACAACCACACTTAGACTCTGCTGCTTCCAAGACAGTGAATATGGATGGTCGAAAGATGCCTTGGGCGGACTTTAAGGCGATCTATCAAACAGTGTGGGAGAATGGTGGTAAGGGCTGCGCCACATTTAACAGCGCTGGTAAGCGGGGCAGCCTGCTTAGTGATGCAGAGCGCGAGGACCCACCGGTATACGAAGGGGATTCGTGCGAGGTGGACCCACTAACTGGAAGGCGTAGTTGTGAGTAACCGATCCAATCGCAACCGAACGGCGCGCGCGGAGCGGATCGTCGACGTTGTGCTCGCCGAATTTGGGCAAGCGGTGATCCGCAAAATATCGATGCGCGACGCGATGGTGGCAGCATGTGCCGCCGCTTTGATCGATAGGGAGGGCCATCAAACGCCCTGCTTGTCGGCGCTCGCCAGCGGCGACGCGTGCCAGCCAGACGAGACGTTAAAGCGTTGCGCGATCTGCGGCTTTGTCGTCGATACGAAATTCGCCGCTGAAAAGCCGACTGTGAGGATGCGGCCATGACCAGCACGGTTGTTCATGCGAACGATTTGGATCGGGCACGCGCCTTGCTCGCCAACGACCCTGATGAAATGGATGAGGAGTGGCTCGCGGAGATTATCGCTGTCGTCCGAGCCGAGGCAGTCGCGGCTGAGCGCGAGCGCATCGCCCGCCGGGTCGTCCTCGTCACTCATCACTTCTTGAACTCCTTAGCTAAATCTGGACCGCCAAACCTACCAAGTGGTGAGAAGTAGCAGTTAGGATCGGCTAAGTCCTTCTGGTATTGTTCACCAAGGACATCTTCCATTTCCATGATACGCTTGAGGCATAGCTCAGCGTATCTTCGTCTACTAATGATATTTCTAACGATGTTGCGCAGGTGGGTTAAGTCCAGATCGCCAACAGCAATCCTCTTGCCGTCTTTCGTAACCCAGTATTCTTCCTGAGCATCTTTTTGAGCTTTGGTTGTCATTCTGGTAAGTCCATTCAGAACGGAATTCCGTCATCGAGCTTGCGCTGGTAGACAATCTCGGTTGCCTTTCTCACGCCTTCACTATTTTCCCTGGGGTTGATTGCCACCTGCGCAAGCGCAGCATGAGAGTTGATCTGAGGGGTGCGCGCGTCCAAAGCCCGCTCGATCACTTCCTGCTTCTCGACGATGGTGTGGGCCATGATAGAATCGACCGATCCATCGAACACCAGGTGCTGCACCAGGACCGAACCTTGCTGACCGATACGGTGCAGACGATCTTCGCATTGGCTGATCGTACCAGGCACCCAATCCAGCTCGGCAAAGATCACCAGCTGAGCGGCGGTCAGTGTAAGCCCAAGACCGGCGGCATGGATTGAACCAATAAACAGGTGGCAATTCGGGTCGTGTTGGAACTTGTCGACCTGCTGCGACCGCGCATTAGGTGGCGTCTCGCCGGTGACCACTGCTGCGGTGGGGAACTCTGCTTGCAGAGCATGGCCCACATCGTGATGATGAACGAACACCACAACTTTGTCCTCGGCCTCAAGGCATTCCTTGAGATGCTCGATGACGTTCGGAATCTTGGCGACCGCTGTATCGTGTCGAACTTGCGACATCTCTTCGAAGGCGATCTTGTTCGCACCATGCAGCTTCCGGATGGAGGCATTATACCCATCCTTGTCGCCCTGCGCGCGTGCCTCCCGCGCGGCTTCTTCTGCGGCCTCTATGGTATCACGATAGCGTTTGTACACCGAGAGCTCAGCCGCAATGGCCGTCCCTGAGTGGGTGCTGGGCGGGAGGATAATGACCTGCCTGCGCTTTGCTGGCATTTCGGTCATAACTTCTGACTTCAACCGGCGCACCATAAACTTGCTGCGCAGGCGCTGCTGAAGTTCACCCAGATTTGAGGCACCATTAAAGTCCCAACCATACCCATTGTGATGGGCTTCGGTATAGCGCTTCATGAATGTGAAGAAGTGCCGGCCCAGACCCTGAGGATCGAGCGCATGGACCAAAGTCCACAGTTCCTTTGGCCGGTTTACGATCGGAGTACCGGTCATAAAGATTTTACGCTTGGCGCTAATTGGCTTGACGACCTTGGCCGGGTCTTTGTCTTCGTGACCGAGCAAGATCCTCGTCCGCTGGGCGTTTTCATTCTTGACCATGTGGCACTCGTCGACAATGAGCAGGTCCCACTTACGAGCGTCAATTGCTGCGCGGTGCTTGATCAGAATGTCGTAATTGATGATTACGATATTGCCGGTCGGGAAAGTCCCATTGGCAATTTCGATTGAGAACTTGCGGACCAGCCACTTGTTCATCTCCCGCGCCCAGTTCACCTTGAGCGAGGCGGGGCAGACCACAAGGACTGTCTGGATCGAAGTGTCTAGGTTGATCACCCCGATTGCCTCGATCGTCTTGCCCAAGCCCATTTCGTCCCCGATGAGGGTGGCAGGCTTGCTGGCGGCATAGGCAATGCCGGCAAGCTGATAGGGCAGATAGGCAAGCCCGTTAGGTACGGGAACCTGGGCGGTGGCACCCGTGGCATAGCTGCTGGCGATGGCTGTGTTTGCCTGGTCCGCAGCGCTCGAATCGAGCTTGGCCGCGACCAGTACGTCCTCGGTCCACCACAGTTTCGTGGTCGGATCCCAGTGAAAGCCGGCGGCCTTAACTACGTCCTTGGTCGCCCAATCGAACGCAAACCGCGCGATCCACCGGGCACCGGATTTCTCAACTTTGATAGGGTTCACTGTGCATCTCCGTTCTGACAGCTATACATATAAGCGCTCTTGCGCTCGATTGCAAGCTTGAAATGCACAGCACCTCAAATCATTGTATGGACTTACTGGGTCTGTAAACGGATAAGCCGTTGGAGATGCCGATTCAAGATGTCGATGCGGTGGCCGAAGTTGATCATCTCGTCAGTCAAACCTTTCAGGCTGATGTTGAGTCGACTGAGGCTGATGGTTACAAACTCTTGCTCTTGGCGCACTATGCCGATGTCTGCTTGTATGGAGCTGAAGAGTCGAAAGATTTCTTCATCGGTCATAATCTCACCTATTAACAAGGCCGCACATGCCGTGCCTTGTTTCTGGTTTGTCCTTGTGCTGTTGCCAGCCGATCCACTGCCACGCCATGCAGCGGGAGGCGATGCAGAGACACCACTGATCGGGTTCCCCATCCATTTTTCGATTGGCAGTAAATGGTTGTTCTCCCACATCGAGATCATTTGCCTTGGCACGCGCGAACGGGCACCACTTGGTTCGAGCTTCCTCTTCCTCCATCCCTCCGATATCGACTTCGTCAAAGATGCTCATTTGTCAATCTCCTCATCCCACTCGAGAGCTCGTGCATCCCAGTGGGCATTCTCCGCATCTATGTCACCAGCCCACTGACGCTCGGCCTCTGCCAGAAGTGCCACCTGCGCAAAGCTCCGCACTAGACCATGTGGTGGCTTGGGCATGTCGGTTCGAGTCCAGGTCAGATCCTCATCGTAGTCGATGTAGCAGCTCGGATCACCGACGTCACCACATAGTGGACATTCAGGACAAATGCACTCATCAAGACGCTGACCACAAACGTTGCAGGGACCGTCATCCGTCTGGTTATACGGTGCATTAGGGTCGTTTGCTGCACCGGGTGGGTAGGACCAACCAAAGATACCCATTTTAGTTTATCCTTCTCTTGATGATTTCGTCTCTGACATAACGTGCTTGTTTGAACTCGTCGGCGAAGATTTTCCACATTGTGAATTCAAAGAATTCTATTTCTTGTTTGGTGAATTTCCTGCTCAATCCAAGCATTGTGCCGGCAGTTATCATTAGTAATGCTGCACCTTCTTCGGATCCCCCGGCAAGGTTAAAGTCTGTAACGAATTTTGTCACCTTTTTTTGGTTTTCTCTTACGTCTTTGGAGATAGCCATCAGGCGTTTCCTCCAATGGGTAAGATGTTATCGATAAGCTGACCAGCAAAGGCCATGTCATCCGAGGTTGTTTCGGGTATCAGCTGACTGATCTTACCCTTCCAGTCCCGCTTAATCTCGAAGATTCGAGACTTGGTGTTGGTCCCATCGGTTGCCAGTGCAATAACCACTTCCCGTCTCTCGGGATGTAAGCTTGGGCGTGTTGTCTTTGTTAGATCAACGCCGGGTCCGTAAGATGGGGACACCCAGGCTTCGGATAGGTTGGAGAGCATAACGGCGTGCATCCCCTTGGCTGCCTCTCTGAGGGCTGCAAGCATGATCTGTTTTTCCGTGTCATTCTCCCACGGGCAACTGATGATGGACAGTTCATCCCGTGGGGAAACGAGAACAAATACAGGTACGAGCTGTTTTATACGCTCCACCAATAGCATATGGTGAGCCTGCTTTTCAGCAAGCTCAAGTAAGACGTCAAGTGACATGGCCTTTTCGGCTTTGAATGTCGAGATCGTGTGTGATTTACTCATCGTCATTTTCCGTCCCAACCATCTCGGCATGGTACTCGGCGAAGTGTTGCTGTTGCGCTTCATCGGCAGCAACGAAGACACTTAGCGGCAAGTCCGGGTAGTCCTGCTCTGCCAACACGCGTTCGATATAAGCCGGGTATTCAGCGTTAGTTATCGGTTCACGAAACCAATCCGGTGCACAGAAGAAGCCCGGTCCCGGCATGTTACGAGCCTTAGCGGTTATTAGCGCGTTGAGCTTGGGCTTGCCCAAGTCTTCGCATACCCAACCGACAATAGCTAACGGTCTGCCTTGACTACGGCGCCAGATACCGGTGACAGCTTCGGCATCGATGTAGTGATAGTCCTCGGCTCTCGTACGGCGACTCATATGCAGGACAGTACGTGATACGTAATAGAGCTGGCGTGCCTCCTTGGCGTACTTTAGGCGTGGTCTAGGCATAACTACGATCCTCTCTTACGATTACGCGGACGGCGCTGATAGCGCTTACCGCTTGGCCTAACCTTAGGCCGGATAGCCCGCACGACGCGGGCAATGGGGTTGCGTTTCATGTGGCACCTAGTCGTTAAAGATCACAATGTCGGTCCGCCGAGCTTCCGGATGGGCTTTAACGTCCACCGGCTCCGGCATGTAATACCAGGCCAGAACATCGCCATCCCGGTCGGTGTCCTCGTGGTGCAGCCTGTACCGCACCACCGTACCGGTCTTGTCGGACTTTAAGGCGATCACCGGGCTCAGTGGGTGGCGCAACTGCAGAGTGGAAATCTCCTGTGAGAAAGACCCGCCACGATAGCTGAAATCGCTGGTGCTGAGGTTCATCATCCGGGTAAGCATTCGAAATCTCCTTACTGACAAGCTATAATAGCGCTTTTGCAGCGATTTGCAAGCTCAAATTAGAGCTTCCTGTTTCGCTTGATCAATCGGGCTATCGATAGCCTTCCCACAATTTGCACATGCCCCCGGAAGGGTGGAAATTCCACCCTTCCAGTTCGGGTTTTGATCTCCTTTGAAGGATCGTCTTTTACTATAATCCCGTGGCATTACAACCCCATAATTGCCCGACATTCAGGCCCGAGGCCTGAATCCACACTCTCAGGAACGGTGAGCTTCCTGCCGCATCGACCGCAATTTCCGGAGTGTCGGATCTCCATTTGGGGAGGCATCCGCTCCTCGACGATCCGGTTCCAGAAGAACTCGAACGCCTTGACCGGGATGCTGTCCGGAGTGTACTTCGACTTGCCCGTGAGCTTGAACATCTTCTGGCAACCCGCCAGGACACCCATGTACCGGTAGTCGGAGTAGTTGTCCGGGCCGACGAGCAGGCCCACGAACCACATCTCCTTCGGGGCCCCGTCGTCGTCCTTGGCCTGGCTGACCTTGAACGTGTACCGCGCGCCCGTCTTCTCACTGGTGAGGGTCAGGGTGGCATTACCGGCGAGGGTGTAGGCTTTGACATCGGCTGCATTCGAAAACATTTTGATCTCCATTTCTGACTCTCTAAATATAAGCGCTTTGCGCTGAATTGCAATAGCCCGTGCGAAAATAATTGAAAAAGATTCTCATCGGCTTCGTATGGACTTACCGGTGCCTGCTCAGGCGGACGGGGGTAGCGCTTTTGCTACCCCCTTAGCTAATTAGCTAATTGGCTAATGGAGCGTAGGATGATAAATCGGGTCCTCAAAGCGCAGCGCAAGCGCTAGGTCCAAGGGCTCTTCGATATAATATTCGGCGCGCTCAATGGCGAATTCCCAATCGGTTTGACCGTTTTTTGTGGCTTCGGATACGGCCGTCCGTTTCACGTCCGCAGCAAACACAGCGCAAAATTCGTCGTCAATGTCAAGATCGATTGCGTCAACATTTGCGTCGATAAAGGCGAGGAAATCGATTTCGGTCATTTTGTGCACTCCTGTCTGACCGCTTACATATAAGCATTTTGCGGTGGAATGCAATACCTCAAGCTGAAATAGCTAATTTCTTTTACGCAAGCTAAATCAAGGTGTTACATCGTAGAAATCGATCTCTCATACAGCTCGTATGCAGCCGAAAGTGGGTGTCCGTGGCGCATAGTAGCGGAAATCGAACACCGCACTAGAGGTGCCTTGAGGCCGTTTCTAGAAGCTCAGGTGGTTTGTCGCCACCCGGCACTTGTGCTGACCCTTGACATTCGATGTCGCGCTGCCGCACGGCATGAGCTTCGAATCTGGGTCCTTGAAAACCAACCCTTCGACCGGGGGCTTGCCTGGCATGTTTCGGATGGAGTCAAACCATTCGGTGAACGAATGCAGGTGGCTGTGGGCTAGCCAAACTCCAGGGCAGATGACGGTGTGTGTATGATGGATCTCCCGCTGGCTATGGTCATGTCCGTCACAAAGCCATTTTAGCAATCTCATCCGATCTCGATAGGTGACGCCGACCAGATAATTGCCGTTTTCAACCAGCAAATCGTGGAGGTAGATCGTGTCCCGAACGCCGACACCCTTGGAGTGCAGTAGTTCGCCAACGAACACATACCACCCTGTGCCTGGAAATAGGCGCTTCTGAAAAGCATTCCACCGGTCACCGGGTTGCCAGATGAGCTTGTTGGCAGGACCTGCGCGGCCCATGGCGAAGTTTGACTGATCGGGGCGAACGTACAGGGTCGTACACGTTCCATTCATCTTTGCTTGGCCCAACCACCCGCTTGCCTCGTAGTTGTGTAGAGTTGAGGGTGCCCCGGCCGTAGTTGGCCGGGGCGGATAAAGGTAGCGGTACATTGGGTAGTGCATGACAATATTTCCTAGCTTAGGATTTAGAAGAATTCCGCCCAATAGGGATTATCACCCTTATTCAGTCTGTATTCGCAACGAATGCCATGAGGCACCCGAAGCGAGCAGTTATTCTTCACCCAGGAATCACTGGCGTAACTCCACTTTACGGCGATAAACCACATTGCACCGAGAATTTGGTCGGGAGGAACCTTGCATGTTGCAATCGGATCGGGGTCTGTCAGCCGGCCGTTAGGAAGGATTAATCCCATCAAGCATTGAAAAGGACGCCCTTGAGTTAGTCTATTCATGCTGTCCCGAACGGGATAGGGATCGTTGCCGGACAATTCGTTGCAGCGCATCTGGATTCGATTAGTTGGGTATAAATAATTTCCCATTTGAATAGCGTTTCCGTCCCCGGCATATTTGTTAGCGAGATTACAAACAACCTGGTCGGGGTCTGGCATCGAATACTCGGATTGGGGTACTGGATCCACTTTCTGGACGTTGGGTTGTAGTATTGATCTGCACTTTGCAATGAAGTCGGCTGGCCAACCATCACAGCCCCCTTGCTCGGTGGCGTAAGCAGGTAGGGCAAAAGCCGACATAATGGCGATCCCGGCTAATAGTTGTAACTTTTTCATCGTAGTTTCCTTTCTAACTTTGACTAGATGGCCTTGAGGGAACCGGTGAGCATCTTCTTGACCTGTGCCTTGGCGTCACCTGGGGTCAGCAGCGGCTTGACGATTTCCCAAGCCTTCCCGATGTCCTTGAACGCGGGGGTGAGGCTGACTCGGGCGATGAGACCGAACACCGTTTCGACCTGCTCGACCGGGAGGCGGAACACCGCATCGGTCGCGCTGTCACTGACCACCATTTTGCTGCTGGCAGGAACCGAGATCACGAAATCCTCCGGGATCCCTTTGACTCCGCTCAAAGCTTTGTCGATCTTCTTGAGCAGGTCCTCGTTGCTGGCGTAGATCGGATTGATCTGCAAGCTGGCCGGGATCGATTCCAGAATCTCCGCAAAGCCCGGGACCGCCGTGATGTTGCCATCGGTGTCGTGAACCACATCACCGACCATTTCGGCGAGAAGCTCAACCTCGTCGGTGCTGAGCGGGCTTGCGGTGCTGCGCTTGGTGATGGCAACACGGCCAGTGGCCTCGCCCTCAACCAGGGAGAGGTGGTCCGGCTTGCTGTGACGCTCGATTCCGGTCTCGATGAGCTGCTCGATCGCGCTCGACTTCAGCGCCTCCTTTTTCAGGTCGAGCAGGCCCTTGATCGCCTTCATGCAGGCGTCAAGAGCTGCCACCTCGGCCAGACCCTCGATCGTGGTCGTGGACTTTGGCGGCGCCTTGCCCTTAACGGCCACCGGCAAAACGGCTACTTTTTTGGCATTTGCAAACATTTTCGTCTCCATTTCTGACTCTGTAAATATAAGCATTTTGCGGGGAATTGCAAGCCCTGTTTTCAAAAGATTTGATGCAGGAGTACCCACGCGAATGGGCTTAACGGGATGAGGCAGATTATGAGTTTGGTCATGGATCGTACTCGTCATTTCCTATTTCTGGATAGATCTCATCATTTTCGATGTCATTCCAGACGTCTCTTATGAACTTCAGCAATCTTCTCATTGAATTATCCTGGTTTAGTCAGCCGCTAACGGATAGTTGAGCTCACAAAGGTGATCATGATAATCCTCACCAAGATGTGAGCGGGCATCCTTCCGTGAGTCAGCAGCTTCAAGGCAGTTGAAGCAATTGACTTCACGTGGAGTGCGTCGATAGCCAGGCTGGTTGTTAGGGTAGTGCATTCCGCAAAGCGTAGCGGTCTCCCCACCACAGGTCTGATAAAGATATGCGTGATTACGGTCGCCCGAATAGAAGGTGACACTGAGCGGCGGCACGTATCTAGGGTAGTTATCGTTGGCTGCGAAAGCATAGATAACGGTGGACACGACAGTCTCCGATCGAGAAAAAGCCCCGCCCGAAGGCGGGGCTTGTGTTTGAGGGGTTAGGCTGCGACGCCCATAGCGCGGAGGTGCTTGCAGGGCTTTTTCTGGTGCGCGGGGCCCTTCTGGTAGATGTGACCCGGGCAAGAGCACTGCCAGTTGTCCGAGCCACGACGCTGCGCGATCGTGTAGGTCCGGCCGCTGGTGCTGGTTAGCGCGAAGCGGGAAACCCACTGGTCGCTGGCCGGGAGGGACTGCAGGTTTTTGACGGTTGAGCTGAGATTTGACATTTCGGTCTCCATTCTGACTCTATACATATAAGCGCTTTGCAGCTCATTGCAATACCCTGAGCGAAAAAAGGTATCAAAAAGACAAAAAAATGCCCCCGGACTTTCGGGGCACTTTTTCCTGCGTTTTAGAGCGGGTTATATGATTTTTTGCATGATCAATCATTCCTTGGATGTGGGTAAGAGCATCGGGTAGGGTCTTTTTCAACGCACGGGTTTGCCCCGTCCTTGCACTTCCAGCAGGCGCTGTCACGAAACCGGCCTTTGGGCAGTGTGCTGGTATCGACTTTTGTCACTCCGTCTTCTGATGATACCTCGAACACAGTGGCGCTATTCTTCGGATCACGTTGAATCTCTTGGGCAGCTAGTGCAGCGGAGATAGGTCCTGCTGCTGTTAACTCGACCTCCCAAGATACGATGTAAGTTTTCTTTGTCACAAGCACTCCTTTCATGATGCGAATGTTCCATCAGGCCAGATGATAAACACTGGTTTCTTAGCAATTCGGGCCATCCGGATAGTCATCCAGGTACCGGAACGTTGTTCTTCTTTGAACATTTTGGGTGCTGCCACTAGTAAGTCTGTCTCGGACACTATCATCCGGTTTCGATCACGGTAATCCAGAGCTGGGAAGATTCGAATGGGACTATTTGGGGACTCTTTCCAGGCTCTCTTTTTGGGATCTTCCGGTGGATGAAGGACTAGGGAAAGGCTAAGACTGAAGGCAATGTCGTGTGCTTGGGCATCAGCCCCGATGCAGTCACCGTGATGAAACTCCGCGTTGTCATAACCAAGGGTGGCACCTAGCAGGAAGCCACGGAGGGCATCGTGCTGCGACAGCGACATGCCTAGTTGAGTGCCGGTAAATCCGATCTTTATCAAAGGGATCATGGGCCCACCAGATATCCGATTAGGGCGAGGAGGCCGAACACGATAAAGATGCGGCCCAGATTGCGCAGCACGGCCATGATAAAGAAGGCCAGTAGGATGCCTCCAGCGATGACTAGCATGACGTCGCCTTCCGCAGTACATCAGCTACCTTTTTGATGTAGCCCGCCTTGGCGTAGTTGCTGCATTGGATATGCGTGGCGATTTCGGCCCGCAGTTCCTCAAGGACAGCTTGCCGCTGCCCCTGTTGCCACTGCGTGATCAACGCCATCCCCTCCTCCTCGGAATGGTAAGCCCAAGGCAACGTCTTCATCCGTTCCAGGGCCTCGGCTTCGGTTTTCGGGTTCAGAATAAGTGTGGTCATTTTGGCTCTCCGTTCTGACATCCATACATATAAGCGCTTTTGCGGCGATTTGCAAGCACAAAGTCAAAGGAAACGGCGACCCTATAAGCCGCCGTCTCCCCCGCACCTCCAAGAGGTTGCGGTTACCGGGTGGTCCCACCCTGCCCGGAGCAGGTCGTCAGAAGGAGATTTGGCTGGGACCTAGCCAACTCTGTGTAACTCCGTGATAAACTTTACAAATCCTGTATAGTCCCCACGTTTCATCTGTTTAACCACTTCCATAGCTCGTTCCTTCGTGAGGAGTCGAGCTGCGGTCTCGGGCGATAGTTGCGCATCGTACCAGTATCGAGCATCGCCTTGATCTGCTTCGTGTGTACCTAGGAATTTGAGAGCCTTATTGAACTCCCGCCACCAGAGGTGGAATGTAGGTTCGGTCATCATTTGATTCCCGTGATCAGATCAAAGATGGCATCGAAATTCTTGTGGTACAACGCCTGCTCGACTGCATGGTGGGCAACCGAACGTGCTTCGGCGTTCCGCGCGCGCACCGCCGAGTTGTATTGGACCAGTGCACCCGGTGACGTAAAGCCCAGTGCCTTGCAGGCGACCATATCGAACGCCTCCTTGGCGGTGGCACCGATCTCGCAATGCTGCCCGATTCGGGCTACAAAGCCCTTGGGGCAGTTGTTCACGAAACCGACCTTTTTACGGCCCTCCGTGATGTTCCAGCAGGAGGCGCTAATTTGGGCGAGTCTGTACGTGGTCATTTTCGTCTCCGTTCTGACAGCTTATATATAAGCGCTTTGCGCTACAATGCAAGCTTTAATTTTGCCTCACCGGAAATTTCTAGCCATCCATTCTCATCAGAGATGAGGATTGGAGTCCCATCAAACTTTAGGGAGCGGAAAATATTGGTGCCACATTCCGGGCAGTATGTCGGCAAACGTGGGTTGACCCAACAGAGTAGCTGGCCGCAGCACGGTGTCTGGATCAGCCTAAAGTGGATTCGTTCTCTGGTCATTGTGGATCACCAATACGACCACTAGGCTTACGTACGTTCTCATCGATCAGCCAGTCGTCTTCTTCCATCCAAGCCATGAGGTCAGCACATAGGCGGTTCCAGCCTCTCTCAACCTTCGGCGGGATGTTCAAGTCGGGAATGCTGATCTCGGCACCTAGCTGATTGGCGCATTCGGCCACCCTGCGCAAGCTTAGTCGTAGGGTGGCGAGTTGCTCTTCAGGTGTTTGCATTTGTTCCGTTCCCTGGTCATTGTGGTCTTCGGGTACGTTCATTGTCTTACTTTGATGTGTCTGCTAATTGTTTCGCCTTGGCCCCGCATATACGGCTCGACAATCCAGTGCTTGTTTCCTCGTCTAGCCAAGTACCTGCTGACCATGTGGATTCGCGGTGACTTGCGGGTGAACCCTAATGGTGTACGGATTTGCTGCGCGCGCTCGGCAGCGTTAAGATGAATGGTTACCCGGGTATGGTCTAGTCTGGGGACTTCATGCCGCTTGACGCGGGCTTTGTTCAGCTTGGATTGATCTACTGGTGTATAGTGAACGATGGGTCGACTGGCAGTTAGTAGCATCATGATCGCCCAGACCGTAATGTATTCACCATAAACATCGGCGTAGGCTGCTTCTCTTTGATGTGGATTTCTGTTGAGAAACATCTCACCCCATCTATTAGGTGAATGCTCCGCTGTTTCCCAAATCTGGAATAGAGCTTCCTTTTGGATTGGGTTGTCCGTCCATAGCCTGGCTAGGTTAGCTATTGACAATCCTAACGTGTTTTCGATCGGTTGTTTGATTCGTTGGTCTAGGTTAAAGTAAGCTGAAATTGGGGCAATGTTGGCCGGGTTTAGATCCTTTGAGATTTGTAACCCGTCCATTATTGGGCTTTCCCATGCCCAGGTCACTTGTCCCTTTCGACCACCTTTTTCACATTCAAGGAAAAACCCAACACGTACTGGTATGGGTCTGCCGGGTTCGTTAATCACGGCATCTGGGAACCTACGACGTAGGTTCTCACGACCGCTTTCTTCCCATTCCACCCACATCTTTGTATAAGGTATGTGACAATGAGCCATTGCCTCCAACAGGACTTTGGGGCGGCCAAAGGTTAGTTCGGTCGCGGTGTGAATGGCATTGGTATCAAGCAGAAATCTCGGTGCCCCCTTTAGTTTATCTTCCATAGCACCAAAGATGGCAATGATGGGATTGAATGGTCTTGTCTTGGCAAGACCAGCCATCTCCACTATGTTGTCCATCAGGTACATTTGATGATTTCCCACCCTTCGATTGTTGGGAGTAGTGGATCTTCCCAGCGAAGTTGCGGATTTTCCTGCATCAGTCGATTGATCTCTTCGACGGGTGTAAACTCACCATCAAACAGTTTGCGGGTCAAGATATGATATTGATGACCCATGACCATCTGGTTTATGATCACGATTGTGGGATCCCAGACGTACATAAGTTTTATGTTTGGATGATGCGGCCACAACACCGCTCTAGTAATTGCGGATGGTGGGATTGTGCCCCTATGGGCGCAGGTACCTAGATGTTGTAGAGATGCCTCCCACCATGTGGTGTCTGTACCGTCCTTATTCTGGGTAGGCCAGTTGAAAGTGAATTGCTGCTTCCGGTAGTGTATAGTCCGTTCTTTCATCGAGCCGGGTACCGGGTTATCGATCTTTCGGCTTCCCTGTTCTAGAAAGTCCTCATCGGGGTAGAGGTTAAGTGGGAATAGCTTGTCGGTGTCGATTTCAATAACGGCGCAGAGAGGCTCTTTGCCTTTGGAAGCGTTGAACGCGAAATATGGGGCGTAGCTGTTCGTCAGGTACACACACTTTGGGTTGCTGTTGACCGTATACTTCCAGTTGTTGACTCCTTTCGCACCCCTTGGGTGTATTCCTATCTTTAGAATGTTGTTAAGCCAGGCACCGTTAGTGCCGTGATAGAGTTTTACCATCTCTCAGTTTCCATATTGTTTGATGATTAGGTGAGCTGTCTCTATTAGCTCAGCTATAGGAACCTTTATGACAGACTGTGTCACTCCAGTCGCTTTGTCAAGCATAGTGACATAGACTGAAGTAACACCACGTTGGCCTACACCAACGTCAACAATCTCAATGATGTGACTTTCCCCCTTCATTCGGATGATTTGATCAGCCATTATGCACCCCCGCACGAGCGACACGTTCGATCTGGTCGACTGTCAGCCCTGAGATTTCGGATAGGGCCTGCACTGCCCGTTCTATCTTTACGGCACCCCACATGTCCCTCGGTTTGGTGTCTCTCAACCAGACGAGGAAGGAGCAGAGGTCGGTAAGTGCTTTGATCTGATTTGATGTGATTTCCATTTCCCGATCCTGTGCTGCCGGATCACCCGGCGTCTGGTTACTATCATCATATATAAGCGCTTTGCAACGAATTGCAAGCACAAAATGATCTAAAAAATCCGACACGGGGACTTGCAATGTGCCGCAAAATGCTTATATGTATGGAGTCAGAATGGAGACCGATATGACCAAGTTCGTGAGAGATCAATTTAGCTACTGGGGTGGGTATCTGACCTACGGGCCGGAACGCCTTTTTATCGCCCGCTTCAAGTACGCCTCGACCTCCAGCAAGCCCCGGTGGATCACGTTCATGTGCAAGAATTTCACCGTGGAAGAGTGGCAGGCTGCGCGCGCTCAGGACAAGGCGCCGCTCGACATCATGCGCTCGAAGGGTTTCGAGCTCACTCATATCCTCAAGTGGCGTCGTGAGGGTGTGATCTAGAAAGGAGTGGAAAATGCCGTATATCACAATCACCGTTAAACCGTACGATACCCTGGCCACCGCGGCCAGGGATTGCCACGGCAAGACGCCCAGCCTCAAAGTGCTGCAAAAGGCGGTTGGTGGGTACATCGAAACCGTGCCGCACCTGACCAGCATCGAGCTCGATGGCAAGCGGGTGCGCTGCACCGCCTACGCCAACGAGGAGGGCCGATTGCACGATCTGCCCCGTAACCACCACATGAGTAACCTCTGGAAGCGGGAGTTGCTGCGCCAGTCACCGAACGCCGAATTCCGCTACGAACCCGAGCTTTACGGGCCAGTGGTCTTCGTTGTCAAGGCCTCGGTCAAGTAGGTTTTCGAGCGCTGGGAAAAGCGGGCTTTGCGCCCGCTTTTTCAGCTCGGGGGTATTGCAATCGGCATTAGCAGCGTAGCGCAAGAAAAGGCCCCGTTTAGGCGGGGCTTTTTTTGTAAAGTTTGTGTACTACCAAATTTTTTGCTTGCAATCGTTAGCTTTGAATAGCATACTACCAACGCTCATCCAAGAAACTAATAACATGTTTAACTACCAACGCTCTAATCATAGGGCTGCGGTAGCTCTCTGTGCTTGCGGGAGTGGGGAATGGAGAGCAGATGGCATGGGCTTGCTTTCAAACTTATGGTGCTCAGGAACGTAAAGCTGTCGAGAACCTGACTCGACAGGGTCTAGACGCGTTTTGCCCGTTCTACACCAAACCCGTACTTCCATCTATCCGAGCACGAGGTCCTAAGGACGCTCCGTTATTTCCCTGTTACGGTTTTGTCTATCTTGAAGATAAGACGCAGTGGGGAATCCCCGGAAATACATACGGGGTCATTCGGCTTTTAACAGGAAACAAGTTAGATCCAAGACCTTTATGGGTGGCTACCACCTATATCGAGACAATTTATGAGATTCAAGCAAAGTTTGGTGGGAATGTCTTACCGGTTGATACGATAGTCAGAGTAAAAACTAAAGATAGCCCGTTTTTTGATCAAATAGGTACTGTTATTTCAATGAATTCAAACGATAGAATCCGGTTATTGATGAGTTTGTTCAATCGAGACATTATAGTAGAATTCGAAGCAGGTGCGGATTTAGAAATTGTGGAGCTTGAGTAGTGACGAAAATCCCTCCCAACCAACCAAAGACAGATAGGAAGGTGAAATACGGTAACAGTACTGCTTATTCTCGTATGCGTTTTGATGATTTACCGCCTTCCCCTCAGACGTTGTGGTTCTATGGTAGATTACCCGCACACCAGCGCAAGTTTGTTGATGAATTGATTGTCAGTCAGGATCCGCAGCAGGCTGCCACTCGGTCGGGATTCTTGAATTACGATAGTGCAATGAAAGAGATTAGTGTTCGTTGTGCTATCCGTGAACGACTTGAGACTATTACAGAGATGGCATCGGTTACTGCAGCTGATGTTCGTCGTGAATTAAAACATATTTACGAAGGCGATCCCACCGAGATTACCGGTGTTTGGCGGGTGCCCTGCAGGCATTGTTGGGGTGAAGGCAATCGCTTTCAGTACACCGACCCTGAAATGTACTATGTTGAGCAGGCGCAGTCTTACGGTGAAAACAATTGGCCCTCTTCCTGTATTACTAACGAATTCGGGCCCTTGATCTTCAAACATGCTACCGCTGCATGGGTGGCTGGTAAGAATCATCACCAAGTCGATATCAAGGGTGGTAGTGGGTATAGTCGCAACCGTGAAATCAACTCGGATTGCCCACAATGCCATGGTATTGGCGAACCGATGATGTATGTTTGTGATACAAGGTACCTTTCGGAATCAGCCAAAAAGATCTTTAAGGGTGTAAGGGTTGGTGATAACAAAATCGAAGTAATGACGATTGATAAGACTCACGCCCTAACATTATTGGCAAGAGATACTCAGGTTGGTATTGAGCGGCGGGAAATCACAATTAACCTCCCCCGCACAAAGGAAGAATTTGAAGAGACAGTCAGGAAAATGTCTGTTGATGAACTTGAAATGTTTATCGCTAATATGATCACGCTTGGGGAAGAAGAGTACGAAGTACAAGGTGCGGGGGCACAGCGTAGGTTAAAGTTTTCAAGAGGTAACTAACATGAAGTTGATCATTCTCTCTCTAGTGGTTGGTATGGGCTTTGTCCTTGCCGGCTGCACTGGTTGTGGCGTAAATGGTCAACGCTGTGTGACCGGTTACACTTACACCCAGACACAACCCGGTGTCTGGGTAATTACAGTGCAGTACGGTAGCTGATGCCTACCAAGACTAGACATCAAACATTACCACATGAACGGCGCCGTCTGGAAGATTTGGCGCTGGATACCTATGTTAGTTTGAAAGACAGGGTAATTCCAAAGTTACAGTTGATTAAGGAACCTGATGTAGACTTGAAATGGGCCTACTCCTATGCGGGTAGGCCACATGATTTCATTGCTGAAATCGTACCTGATTGGTATGGTAGTAATTGGACTTCCTGGCGTTCTTTTGTTGGTACTGTATTCGCCATTCCATTTGAAGAAAATGAAGAATACCAGATCTTTAGAGACTGCACTGATCTTGTTGATCAGCCTACGAAAAAGTCGTCACGGGTCTGGATGCCGGTCGGTCGTCGCGGCGGGAAGTCTCGTATACTTGCTGCTATTTCTGTGTATTTGGGTTGTTGTTATGATTGGTCTCATTATCTGGACCCCGGGGAACTGGGTGTACTACTTGTATTGGCAGCAGACCGTCGACAAGCTCGAGTAATCATGGGTTATGTTAAAGCCTTTCTAGATCATCCGAAATTGAAGACCAGAGTCAAGACAGAGAACGCCGAATCTGTTCTATTTCATGGTAATATCTTAGTTGAAGTGGGTACAGCTAGTTATAGAGCAGTCCGGTCAAGAACCATTATTGCGGCATTGTGTGATGAGATTGCTTTTTGGCATAGTGACGAATCTTCAGCAAATCCGGATACTGAAATTATTGCCGCTCTTGAGCCGGCAATGGCCACCATCCCAAATGCACTATTGTTGGGCGCTTCATCCCCATACGCTCGCCGTGGTGTATTGTGGAATAACTTTGAAAGGTACTTTGGTAAAGATGATGGGCCGCTAATTTGGCGCGCACCCACAAGGGTGATGAACCCTACGGTACCACAATCATTTATTGATGAAAAGTACGAAGAAGACCCCTATAGTGCGGCAGCTGAATATGGTGCCGAATTTAGATCTGATGTTGATGCGTTTATTACGAAAGAGGCAATTGATAGTGTAACAACTCGCGGATTACATGAATTGCCTTATGAGATGGGGATGCGTTATTACGGATTTGTAGATCCTAGTGGTGGTTCCAGTGATAGTATGACCCTGGCAATTGGCCATATTGATCCGCAGACCAAACGTGGTGTACTTGATGTATTGAGAGAGCGTAGACCACAATTCTCACCGGAAGCGGTGGTTGAAGAGTTTGTTTCAGTACTACATACTTATCGGGTCTTTAGGGTAGTTGGTGACCACTATGCTGGTGAGTGGCCCAGGGAAAGATTTAGAATAAAGGGTGTTGAATATAATGTCTCTAAGGCAAGTAAATCCGACATTTACGTTGCATTTCTACCGATCGTCAACGCCGGACGGTGTGAGTTACTTGATAACAGTCGCCTATATAACCAGTTGCTCGGACTCGACCGGCGAATCTCACGTGGAGGTCATGAAACAATTGATCACTCTCCGGGGACACACGACGATCTCGCAAATGTGGTCGCAGGTGTGATGCACATTATGCTCAGCAAGCGTCAGACCTTGAATGTCGATCCCAAGGTACTGGCAATGTCTGAGACACTGGTTGCTCGTAGACCAGTAGATTTGGTTAATCTAACTTCCAATATGCACGGACCTCGGTGGTAATGGCAGAGTCAAGACAACAACCTCCGGAACCACGTCATCATGGCCGAATGACTCCTGATGAAATGGAAGCCGCAATTCGGGAATTGTTAGAATGGAAGGCAAAGATCGAGAAATCGGAAGCAGCCGTACCGATAGTAGTGGACACGAAGTAGAAACCCTCAAGGTTGGCGGGAAATATGCTACGGCCATTAGTCATGATGGTGTTCATACTTTTGCCCTTTCTGTTGCGATGAAAAAGACTGATAATTCAACCACTACTGTTGATGGTGGCGGTACAAGTTTTCGTGCGATGACAGAGGTGACCGAATATCAAAAGGCATTGTTGGCGGAAGGATTTGCGGTGCAAGTAACTCAATATCCTTCTAATCATTCACAACACGCTAAGGACGACGCTTTGGCACTGGCGGGTACACTATAGATGTCTGATATCTATATTCCCTCACCGGATCCCAGACCCGATTTGGGTCTAACAATGTTCTACCAGACTCATCGACTGATAGAGGCCGCACCGATTGTCAGTTTTACCCATGGATCACCATCTATTGTTGTTGTAAATGATAATGGAGTCGAACATACAATTGAGGTCACCGAAGCATTCTTTACCGCAGGTGACCCTGAAATTGGTGATTACTTTGTTGCTTACCCAGACCCAGCACAAACTATGTACTGGGAAGCGAAACTGGCATTTGAGCAAGCCTATACAGTTGTAGTTGAGGGACCACCGGGTCCGCAAGGTCCGCAGGGTGAACCAGGAGAAACTGGACCACAAGGTGAACCAGGAGAAACTGGACCACAAGGTGAACCAGGACCTACTGGAAATACTGGTCCTATTGGCCCTACTGGCCCTAGTGGTCCTACTGTTGTCAGTGTTGATAATGGGAATCTAGCCGAGCTAGGTTCTGATAATCTATTACTTGTCCCGAATACTTCAAGACTTGTGGGTGTAACTGACGGATCTGATGCACAACCTGGTGAGATTGGTGAATACGTAGTATCGGCTAACGCAGTTGGTATTGCAGTTACTTCGGATGTGCCCGCAACGATTACACAAATCACTTTGAGTCCTGGCTGCTGGGAAATGTGGGGTTGTGTTGACTTTCGACCTCCCTCCAATAAAAGTCCAAATATGATTTGTGGCAGTATTAGTTTGAATGATAACTCGCTGCCGACTGACAACGATCTGTACGTGGGCGTCGGCATTATGACGTTGTTTTATACAACGGCGCTGACATCCGGGGCGCGGCAGGTATTGATGACTGGACAATGCCGTGCTAACACTGCGGTATCTCTTACCGTTTATCTGGTAGGAGAGACGGCTTTTGGTGGTGGCGGTACTTCGAATGTTCAGGGTTACATCTGTGCTAGGCGCGTCCGATGACTCACGTGGAGGGCAAGATGATCATCGAAATCCTGTTCGTCGTCGTGATGTTCCTGTGGCTCCTCACAATCCTACCCTTTCCACCATTACAACCATTCGCCACGTCAAACGTCTTCTTTGCGTTTGTGGCTGTGTTGTTGCTGGGGTTGTTTATCTTTATGCCTGGCATTAGATAATGCTTGGCATTATTCTTCTAGTTATACTAATCCTACTGCTTGTAGGTGGGTTGCCTAATTGGGGGCATATGGCACCTTACAACTATGGTTATTACCCATCATTTGGGGTTTTGTTATTGATAATTGTTCTACTAGTCTTGATCTTCGGAGGACATCTCTAGTTGGCTGAAGTTACCGATCTCAAGCAAGTATCGGAAACAAAGAACCCGGTAAAGATAATACCGTCTGAGGTTCTGGCTAAGTCAGCCATGATTAGGCGGCCTTCAGTAGCAACTCGTAGTCCATTTGAAGTACCGAGCTTCCCGCCAGCAGTTGAGAACGCGCTAAAAGAGCGCGATATTCCAACACTGGCGATGGATGAAACAATATCTGGAACCTTTGGTTGGGCGTCCAGAGATTTTATTGCCACAGCTTATGCTGAAGGCGTTGTGTTTATGGGCTATGCCTACCTGGCTAGTCTATCACAACGCCCAGAGTACCGGGTGGTTACAGAAGTTATTGCTTCTGAAATGACTCGTGAGTGGATTGAGTTAAAGGCCGCCAGTGGTGATGAAAGCAAGTCAGACAAGATCAAGAAAATCAATGACAAGATGGACAACCTTAGGATTAGAAAGGCATTTCAAAAAGCAACAGAGGCTGATGGTTTCTTTGGTCGCGGTCATTTATACCTAGACACCGGCAAAACTCACGATGACGAAGAGTTAAGGCTGGATTTGGGTGATGGTCGCAATCTGTTGAGTAAACAGAAGGTTGGTTCGTCAAAAAGTGGTAAAGCGCAAAAGCTGATTAGAGTCTTGCCGGTAGAGCCCACTTGGTGTTATCCTACCCGGTATGACTCGGTTGATCCACTGAGCCCTGATTGGTATAACCCAATCACTTGGTTTGTAATGTCACGCGAGGTACATCGCTCAAGGTTGCTGACATTTGTTGGTCGAGAAATGCCGGACATCTTGAAACCCGCCTATGCTTTTGGCGGGTTAAGCATGTCTCAAATGCTCAAGCCCTATGTCGACAATTGGTTAAGGACAAGACAGAGTGTCAGTGATCTGATTCAGAACTTTTCACATAGTGTATTGAAAACCAATATGGACGCCACCACAGCGGTGGGTGGGGATGCACTTTTCGCTCGGGTTGCGTTGTTTAACAATATCAAGAATAACCAAGGTGCAATGGTTATTGATAAGGATGCTGAAGATTTCAGTAATGTTAGTGCCCCATTGGGTGGACTGGATTCCTTACAAGCACAATCTCAAGAACATATGGCGGCGATTGCCCGTATTCCACTGGTTAAGTTGTTGGGCATTCAGCCTGCTGGATTGAATGCAAGTAGCGAGGGTGAACTGGTTTCTTTTGAAGACTGGATTGCGGCATTTCAGGAAGTATTGTACCGGCCCAATCTGACCAAGATTATTGACCTTATTCAGTTAAGCGAGTTTGATGAAGTGGACGATGATATTACGTTTGACTTTAAGCCACTAAGACAAGAGAAGCCTGAAGAGATTGTTCAGAGAGAGCAAGTAAAGGCGACCACTAGAGAAACCTACTATGGAATGGGTGCTGTAGATCCACAAGAGGTGCGAGATTCTCTTGCTCAGGATCCGGATAGTCCATTTGATGGTGTAGATCTAACAAAAGAACTTCCAGCACCACCACAGCCTCCTGGTGTACCTGGTGTCCCACAACCACCAGGTGCTGCATCACAACCAGGAGGGCCAGGTGGACCACCGGGTGGGGGTCCACCATCACCTGCTTCTGGGCCACCTGGTGCAGCGCCTCCGAAACAACCGAGCCGCCCCCCGGCCCCGGGCGGAGGCGCTCCTGGTGACAATAGTAATGATAATAATCAGAAATTAGTTGATCTATTGAATGCTAAGGTAGCGGCAGACGCTGGCTTTGATCCTAAAGACCATCCACATGCACCTGAAGGTACTAGTGGTGGTAAAGGTGGTCAGTTTGTCAGTAAAGGTTCTGGTGCATCGGCAGCTACAGCTCCCGCCGCACCAGCAAAGCCTGCAGCTAAGGCGCAGACTGCAAAGCCTGCTGCAAAGAAAGCAAAAACAACCACTGCCAAACCTAAGAAAGAATCAACCGTTGGGTATTACAGTCTAACTCCTGCCCCGGCCAATAAAGAAGATTGGCCAGAACATGCCAAAGACTTTAAGATCCCACCAGCCTGGACCGATGTTAGAATCAATATGGATCCTAACGCTAGGGGTCAACTAGCGGGTGGTAAAGACTCTAAGGGTCGTATTCAACCACTATTCCATCAGGAGTACAGAGATTCTCAGGATGCAAAAAAGTTTGAGCTTGAATTAAAGTTAACCCCACATATGCCGGAGTACAAGGAAGGAAATGATAAGAATTTGACTGCCTGGGATGGTCGAACTCGTGAACATGCTACATGTCTTGGTATAATCATGCAGATGGGCCTAAGGCCGGGTAGTGAACGAGATACAGGGGCTGAAAAGCAGGCTTATGGTGCGACTACATTACAAGGTAAGTTTGTCAAGACTGAGGGGGATAAGACATTTTTGAGATTTACAGGTAAGAAGGGTGTCTCGTTAAACTTACCAGTTGAAGATCCCGAACTTGCCGCCTCTCTGCGCAAGATGGCAGGGGAAAATCAGGGTAAGTTGTTCACGAAGATCAATGATCAATCCTTGCGGGATTACACAAAACATATTACAAAGGGTTTAGGCAAGCCTAAGGATTTTAGGACGTTGTTTGCTAACAAGACTGCAAACGAAGTAATATCAAAGATGCGTGCACCCCCACCCGGTGATGATGCAGCTTTTAAGAAGGCCTGCCAACAGGTTGCATTGGCAGTATCGAAAAAGCTAGGCAATACACCAGATGTCGCCTTGCGATCGTATATTAATCCGATCGTGTTCTCAGGCTGGAGATAATGGCACCACTTCCTCAACCTTCCTATGGTGAATATGGCAATCATGCTGATTTGCCAACTGACGAGGAGCGGGAGGAAGAGGTTGATGAGGATGCTCCAGTTAGTCAAGACTGGATAGACATCATGGGTTTTGACCCTGATGAGCTAGATTGGGATGACGTGGAAGAACCCGAAACCACAGAGGAAGAAGATGCATAAGGGGATTCAATCGATTTGGACAGCAGAACAAGACGAAATTCTAATCAAGGCGATAAATGATGGGATGGAACAAGGGTTGACACAAAAGAAAGTCATTATTGCATTGATGAAAGCATTTGATCGAGAGTATGGGAGTATACGAACTCGAATTACCAGGCTGCGTGAGGAAAAGACGTTAGTTAACTATGTCCGCCGAAAAAGTAGAAAATCGGGCAGCGTACCTGGTGCTTATCAAAATTGGGTGGATACACGTAAGAAACCCTTCGTTAAGCCAAGTCTAAATCGACCGGATTGGTTTGACAAAGAGAATCTTCAGGAGCGAATACTTGCCGGAAGATAATCCACCTATTGGTACTTTGGTGACCTGCGAAAACGGGCATCGAATTTGTGAGATAGTGGGACCAATTGCGGATTGGCGAGAAAAGACTGCACTGTCCGCTGGATTTGGTAACTATACACCCGGTGAGAAACTTGTTGGACCTGGTGACATTGCAGCGTACTGCAGATGCCAACAATGTGGTGCCCCTTGGGTGGATGTACGGCCAAATGTCAGGGGTACGTTGAGTGCAAAAGTTCATCTCGAAACTGGTTGGTGGCCGTAGCTCTAACACCTTGCAAGGAGTACAAAAATGGACATAGACATTATGTGGTCGATGTTTAACAAGTATCGTCCGATGCTTGACGAGATGCATACGGCATGGTTGGTCATGCCTCCGTACAACAAAGATGTTCCCTTTGTTGAGGGAGCACCTATGGTTGGTCAGAGTCTGACCTGCACCATGGGTAACTGGAACCACATGGATGCAGAGCCTCATAGCTATGTATTCCAGTGGAAGCGTGATGGTGCAGACGTAGATGGTGGTATTGAGCCCAACACCTATGCGGTTGCCGATTCCGATGCCGGTCATGTTATTACTTGTGTAGTGACGGCGACCAACGAATATGGGACGACCGAAGCTCCGCCGAGTAATGAAATCGAAATTCCGGCGGCGGATGGTTCAACTCGTTCCTCACGAGGCGCAGAAAAAGAAGAAAAAGAGGAAGATGATGACCACCGTTCGGGTCCACCGTCTCCAAGACGGGACAATAATCAACCCCAGCACCATCGCCGCACGTAATTGTTGAACAGGAGGAAGTCAAGTGTCGGATCCTCACCCACAAGAAGCACCACCACCTCCTCCACCTCCTGGTACCGCACCTATCGTCCCTAATCCTCATCCACCGGAGCCCGATAGGGAAGAGGAAAAGGAGCTCGTCTAGTAGACGGCTTTTAGGCGGTACACATGCGGTAAAGGGTCCTACGCATACCAAGCTGCTTAGGACCCGTTCATCCCACTAGAAACCGAGCTCTATGGGACTCTTGCTATGGCGTTCGATCAGACCAGCCCCGAGTTCTTAAGCCAAATGAGAAACTTTGCTCGAGGACTGTTGTCCTGGATCAATGAAGAGGGTGAGGAAGAGGAGCACGATGAAGTGGGTGATCAAGCTAATGATGAGCAACCGCCACTGTTGAAAGTAAAGACGGTAACAGAGCATCATTACGCTGATCCGAATGGTATGGCAACGGATCCTCCTGTCAGTGAAGCGCAACGTGGTGCAATGGGTGCTGCGGCTGGTGGTAATTCTACACTTGGCATTCCCCAATCGGTTGGTAAAGAGTTTATGAATGCCGACCCCGGTGGGAAATTGCAACAAAAGGCAAAGGATGGTGCGTATTATACTCGTACAGCAATAGGGGAAAGACAAGAAAAGCCTGCTATAGATGATCAAAATGGTCGGTTTTCATTGTCACCCGACGGTCAATATGTTATTGATAATCAGACTGGTAACCAGCATAGCATTGATGACGTTATGCGGATTTTGTTTTCTGATGGTCAAAATGATTCTGCTGCAAGCTTGAAACCAGAAGTTACCGTAGCTAAGGATCCTGTTTCCAAGCCCATGACACCCACAGGTATGTGGAAGAGCCCAAAGATTGATCCAAGTACTCGTAGTGGCAATCCTGGTGATAACGGGAAACCTCCTCTTGGTAATGGTGAGGGTGGAACAGCACTTGGGAACTTGCTCAAGTACACTGCTGGTGAAACCAGTCGTGATGATACCATGAAAGGTGGATCGATGGGCTATCAAGGTAATGGTTGGTCATCTCCTACAATTCCACCTCAAAAGGCAAAGGATGGTGGTCCCGGTAGTGGACCACAAAAGGGTAGGCAGCGTTCACTGCCGAAGGAACTACCGTCAGGTGAACTAAATACAAGTCCTTATAAAGGTTTGCCTGATCCTAAGTCTTCAAATGAAGCTGCTAAGGCGGCCATGAAGGCAAACATGCAGAAATATCAGTCTAGTGTTACGAATAGAAAACCCACAAGGGATGGTATTGGTGCCAGTATTGTAAAGGGTGCAACTACCGCAGTCAATAAAGCCAATACTGTATCCCAAGGT